CTCAAAAGCATATGTTATGCGTCTTGCAGGAACACGTCCTGGTACAGTAGATGAACTACCTGATAACACAGGTTGGTCTACTACTTATAACAATGGTGATGGTGCTAACGGTACTAACTGGAGAGATTGGTTAGAGCAGTATGGTGTTGCCAAGGCAGCAGATACTAACCTAACTATGATTGTATGGGCAGTTGCTGAAGGTGAGCCAACTATTCCTAATATTGATTTAAGTGTTAAGAAGGTTAGTACATTACCTGACGTTGTAAAGGGAAATGAGTGCTATGCACAGGATTTGAGTGGCGCTGAATATGAGGTTCACCGCAAGGCTGACCTATCAGATACACCTTTATATACATTGGTGACTGATGCAACTGGTAACGTTAAGGCTCCAGAACAGATTCCATTTGATTCTGCTAATCCTTATTTATATGTAAAAGAAACTAAGGCTCCTAAGGGTTATAAGTTAGACCCTGAGGTACATGTTGTTTCTCCTTATAAGAAAGATAGTTGGTTAGTCACTTCTTATGAAGAGCCTATGAACGACCCAGTAGGAATTCGTTTAACTAAGATTTCAGAAGATTTAGTTGAAAACCCTGCATCACTTGAGGGTGCTGAATTTACAGTTAAGTTCTACGCAGGTCAGTACACTAAGGAAACTCTTCCTGAGACACCTACTCGTACTTGGGTGATTAAGACTGTTAAGAATGCAAGCGGTAAGTATGTTACTGGTTTACGTGAAGAATGGAAAGTTTCTGGAGACGATTTCTACTTAGGACAGAGTGGCAACCCTACTTTACCTTTAGGTACAGTAACAGTTGAGGAAACTAAGGCTCCTAAGGGTTATACTTTAAAGAACAAGACTTTAAACGCCAATAACGAAAAGATTGCTGATGGTATTGCGTTGTTCAATATCGTCAACGATGAGGCTACAAACATTCCTCGTTTAGACGGTGGTAATGAGTATACAATCAACGAAGGTGTAAAGCGTAGTGGTTTTGAAATCAAGAAGATTGACGAAGAAACGAACGAACCTATCGGTGTTGCTGAATTTAAGATTTTAAATGCTAACGACTTCGATGTTAAGTATATTCATAAGGATGGTACTTCTGAAATTATCAAGGCAGGCGAAGAATCTGTAGAAACTATTGTTACAGATAGTTTAGGTCAGTACACTTCTGCCGTAGATGCATTACAATCAGGTAAGTACAAGTTGGTCGAAGTTAAGGCTCCAGAAAATTACTTGATTAACCAGTACACTGACTTTGAAATTTCAGATGAAACAGAGATTAATACTATCGGCACAACAATTACTGTTAACGAAGTGAAGATGCACACAAAGGCAGTTGAGAAAGAGGCACAAAAGAATGTTCTTGACGGTAGCAAGACAGAACAAACAATCGTTGATACAGTTAAGTACAAGCACTTAGTAGTTGGTAAAGAATATACCGTTACTGGTGAACTTGCAGTAAAACCAATCGGCAAGAGTGCCGAGGAATTGACTGCGACTCCTTCAGACTTGTTTGAGCGTGTTAAGAACGACAATGGTGATGTGATTACATCAAGCGTTACATTTACACCAACAACTCCAGACGGAGAAGTTCAAGTAGAGTTTAAGATTAACCCATCTAAGTATGCAGGCCAAAAGATTGTTGCATTTGAAAAGATGGAGCAGGGTGGTTTATTAGTAGGACATCATGCAGATATCTTAGATACTGAACAGACAGTAACTGTTAGTATGGACTTAGAAGTATCTATTGTAAAGGCTGATAAAGACAACACAAACAAGGTACTTAAGGGTGCAGAAATTACAGTGTTTAACGCAGATGGTACAGTTGCTAAGGATAAGAATGGTAAGGATGCTGTTGGAATCACTGATGAAAACGGTAAGGTTACTTTCAAACTTGCATATGACCAAGATAATGAAATGTATGTAATGGAAACTAAGGCTCCAGAAGGATATACATTATCTACTGAAAAGTACCCGGTTAAGAGAACTGGTAAGGATAAGTTAGGTGTTGACCAGATTTCTATTTCAGTTCTTGATGATAAGGTACCACCTACAGGTGTTAAGTCTAATATGTTAGTTTACGCTGGCGTATTGATTGTTGCAGGTATTGCGTTAGGTGTAGTATTACTAAAAAAGAACAAAAATAAGTAAGAAACACTAAAAGGATAGGGTAAAATCTATCCTTTTTATTTATTTATAAAAAATATTGAAAATTTTTAATAAAAGTGGTTGACTTTTGATATTTATGTAGTATAATGAATATGTAAATAAAATACGGAGGGCATATTGCTATGTTAAAAAATATTTTAAACCACAAGAAGAAGTTAATCGTTGTAGTATTATTACTTGCACTAATTGGTGTATCTGCATACGTTTTATTAAATAAGAAGTCTCCTGCTAAGGTAACTACTGAAAAGGCTTCCGAAGTTTCTACTAAGGAAGATAAGAAGAATGAAGTAAAAGACGATAAGAACACTGACAAGAAGAACGAAACTAAGACTTCTGATAAGAAGGAAGATGTAAAGGCTGACGAGAAGAAGGTTGATACCAAGGCAGAAGAGACATCTACATCTACTGAAAATACAACCTCTAACGTTTCTAACAACACATCTACAACAACTAACAATACAACTTCTAATACTGTTTCTAACTCTGCATCTAACAGCACACCTGCTCCATGCGTACCAACTTATACTACGGTTAATCACCCAGCAGTAGGTCACTATGAACAACGTGAAATTATGCCTGCATATACAAAGGGTGTCTATGCGGAAAAGATTGTAGGCGGACAAACAGGTCGTATTTACAACACACTAGATGAATTTTACAACCAAGACGCTGACTACAGTTATTCTCTACAACAGGTGCAGGTAGGCACAGAAACAGTTCCTGCTGAATATGATAATGTGTGGGTAGAAGACCAGCCAGCCTACACAACAACAGAAGCCTCTGGTTGCTAATTAAAATAGTGTAAAGATATAAATAAAAAGAACTAGATTAATTTCTAGTTCTTCTTTTTGTTTTTAATTACTATAATAGAAACACTAACGATTGAAATTGCTACTAATACACCAGCAATCATGAGTAATTGTTTCTCTTTTGTTTCTTTTTGCTCTTTCGCTTGTGCTTCTTGTTCTAACTTTTCTGCTTGTTTCTCTTCCCATTGTTTGTCCTTTTCTACTTGTTCTGTAATAGTAGTCTTTAACAGATTTTTCATATCTTCTTCTGTTTCGATATTGTTGAATGTAATTCCCTTTTCGGCATGGCCTGGAACAATAAACGGAATATATAAATTGCTTGAGCCTTCAGGAATCTTATCTGCTAACTCTTTTGAGTGTAACAATTCTTGTGAGTTTTTAACAACTGCTTTTACATAATCGTCTTTTTTACTTGCGATTTGATTATATAAATCTTCGCTTGTGCCGTCGATTGATAAGTACTTAGACTTGAATGTGTCTTCTGTAAAGTTCTTTCTGTCAATAGTTGTATCTAGGTAGTTCAACATTTTATTCATAAATGCTACGCCGTGTGCTGGGTCAACCTCATTAATTGCTAATTGATAGCCTGCGTACTGTGCCGAATATGACTCTTCTGATTGCCCAATAAATGCTGTAGGTGTATAGCGAACAACTTTGCCCTCTGTTAATGTGTCTGTATATGAGTCAGCCAACTCTGTGTCGATATACTGACATGAGCCACATGCTCCGTCGTAATACCAGTCAATAACCATTTTTCCGTTTGTTTCTTCTTCTGGAACAATTTGTTGTGTATCTGTTGATACGTAGAACGATGTCTTTAGTGCAGGCTCTTCTTTAGGTGTTTCTTGGACCGATGGCTTAGAACATCCTACCAAACAAGCAGCCATCAATACTGTTGTAAATAACTTCTTCATTTCTTAAAAATTATACCTTTCTTATTTGTGCTAATGATTATATCAGATTTGTCTTGCTTTTGCAAGTGTCTTATGATAATATAATTCCTACGGGGTGATTAAAATGAAAATTGTATATATAAATGAAGTTGAAAAAGAATTGGCGGAGATTTTGAAGGAAATTGAAAAATCTGTTACAAATTTTGACGTATTAGAGGATTTGGGAAAATGATTTTACACCACAGTCCGTGCGACTTTTTAGACCTGTTTTAGACCTAAAACCAACGGGCTGATACATTATTCAAATTTAAGTAAAAACACGCTTAAAACCGTTCTCCGGTAATGTCATAAACCACAAAAAGAAGAGGCTATTTATCAGCCTCTTTTTCTGGTTCAGGAGTAGTCTTTGTTTCAGACTCTTCTTTCTCTGGTTTTGTAAATGTGAAATTCTTTTCAATATCAACCATCCTCTTGGTGTCGATATTGTTAACCTGTTTATCTGTAATTGAGATTGAGTCCTGCATATAGGTCTTATACTTCTTGACCTCTTCTGTTTTACTCTTTACAAATTTCTCTCTTTCATTTACATCTTCAATCGTCTTAGCGTGTTGATTGATGTTTGTTTCAGCCTCTGCTACACGTTGATTGATAAAGTTTCTCTTACCGGCAAATGTTCCGAACTTTCTGACATTCTCATCAACAGATGTGAGCATTTCCTTACGCTTTTGAATGTCTTGTGTCTTCTCTCTGACTTCCTCAGGAGACATCTTCTCGACTTCGTTACGTAGATTATTTACAAGGTTCTGTGTTCCTGTAGAGTCGCCACCTTGATTTTCTATACGTTGTGCTTCTGTTTGCAGGTCGTTTAATACGTATTGTTTGTTCTCGTTGTCTCCGTAGGCGTTGGCATTCATCTGTGTGTTTTGGTTCATATTATTTAAGAACTGACGGTTTTCAGCGTTTCTATTAGCCTCTGCCGTTGCTCTATTCGCCTTGTCGATTGTTGCTTTCGCCTCGTTATTTAGTCGTCTAGCCGTTCTGACACCAGATGCGATTAAACCACTGCCTCGGCTAGCCTGCATTGTTAAGCCTTCAACAGCACCATGCATAAAGCCTTGACCTGTAACTTGACCTGCAATACCACCTGCAAGAGTCGCTGTTCCGTAGTCTTTTGCTTTGTTTGCAATCTTGTCTAAACGTTCTCCTAAGGCGTTGCTTAATTGAGTACCACCTAAGTCAACCTTACCAAGTAGTTCTACAACATCTTTTCTATAACTTAAGAATACTAATGCTAATACCATTGAAACGACAAGGAGCATTGTACCATTTAAGTTCGCAAATACTGAACCATAAATATTAACCATTACAACTAGCAGGATGCCTACTGCAAAGTATTTCATCATTGCTGATAAGAAACCTTGTAACCATCCCAAGAAAATCTTTTTACCTTTGCCAGGATGAATACTAAACAAGATAAATACTGGTGCAAGAATAATCGTAATCATCGAAATGAATTTGAATGCTAAACCACTTAACGCAATTGGTAAGAATATGGCTGCCGTAATAATAGATGAGAGAACAGCAAATAGGCCAATTACATCTCTACCATTACCAACCATAGCATTCCACATGTCTTCGTTTTTAGCAAGTGTTGCCATAACATATGACTGACCTGTAACGATACGAGAGTCTTTTGATTCATAGGTCTGTGTTAAGGCGTTTGTTTCACCGAAGTTTCCAATAGTTGCGTTTGCTAAATATGCGGCCGCAATGTTACAAACTTTTGCTTTACCGTTACCGTCTGTAAATGCGAATGTTTTTTGTTGCACATTTTGTTGTATCATATCCTCTGCGGATGTCGTTGCATACATATTTACGCAATAATCTTCTGGATTACCAGCAAGGTTTTCTTTTGGTATAACTGTATATCCTTCAGGTGCATTCATTGTGTAAAGTTCATTGAAGGTTCTACCAAACTGTTGCTCTGACCATCTATCAATCGCTATGCTCTTGACGATACTACATGTTAAACTACTGATACCCATCTGGTTTAAGTCATTAGGGTCTGTTGTGTTGCCATATGACGTGCAGAATTGGTCTAACTTTTGTTCTTGGATTTGAGGTCCACTATCTAAACAACTACCACCAGTTAGTGTGTTGAAGATACAGGTTGAAACGATATTTACACCTGTCTGTGGTATCTTTGCAATCTTAATTGGTGCAATCATGATAATGACACCAACGATGAATGAGCCGATTGCCCATAGAAGTCCACCGAGACCTTTACGGAGTTCGCCTTTCCATAATGCAGTATATAGCAACCAGAATGCGGTACAGATAAACGCAACTACTGTGAGTGGCATAAATACACCACGTGTTAGTTGTCCTATAATACCACCGTTACCATTCTCTTCACCAGCACTAATTTTGAGTAGGTCAATATAGCAGTTTTTACCAGAGCCGTCACAAATTAACGTATTGTCAAAGAATATTTGAACCACACTAGCAGTCATTTTTGCAAAAAACTTTGTAATTCCTAAGAATGTTGATTGCAAGCCTGTCATAAATCCACCTGTTACACATGCTAGGCTTTGACCTGTCTGCTTCACTCTGTCAATCGCTTCTTGATTAGGAGTTGACTCTGCCTGTAATATGTCAATAACAGTAGTTCGGTTCGCTCTTAACCAGTCGTTGTCGTCTCTATCACCATTTACAACGGAATAGTTTACTGATTGTTCAAATAACTCCACACCTGTATACTTTCTATTTGTGACACTCTTCAAAGGATTATGAGCCTCTTGCAGGGTAAGGACATTAGGTGTTCTTGTCTTAGCCATGTTTGCAGAGCCTGTGCTACTACATAGGTTGGCCCATGCAAGTCCTTGCACTGATGATAAAGAAATTATACACATGATAACTGCTATCAGAGAGAATACTATTGCTTTTATTCTTTTTAGCATGGATTACCCCCTTTCTATCGTTGGTACTTGCTTAACTCATTTTGTAAATAATCTATTTGTTTTTGTAGTTGCTTGATGTCTGCCATATATCTAGCACAATTAGGGCACTCATTCACTACAGGTGGTTGTCCCCAACCGTTTTCGCATACATCAAGAATTGAAATATAAAATCTCTTTCTGGCGTCAACCGACATGTGGTTGTCATTGATTGTTGGTTGATAGTCGAATAAGATAAATCTAATAAAATCAGCGACCGATATGGATAGGCGGGCCGCACGCCATCTTACGATGTTTGCTTCATTAAATGTAATATTACCAGTGAGTTTATATATACGCTTTTCCTGTTTGGTTGATTTTAGCAGAGAAAGTCTTGATTCTACTTCTGCCAACTCTTTCTTTAATTCTTCAACCTCACTGGCATTGTCAGATAATATATCATCTAACTGGTCTATACTGTTAATGAGTTTTAAGCGTTGTTTATTTAACGATTTAGATTCAGTATCGCTGTTGTTTAGATTTTTGAGACCTTCTTCTGCGTACTCTCTCCACTGTTGGATGTCCAGTGTCAGAACAATCTTTCTGCGGATATAACTTGAAATACTAGGTAGTTTACCAAGTTCTTGAATACGCTCTCTATCACTGATAAGACGTTCTTTTTCATTTTCTGATAATGTAATTGAAACTTGCTGGTCAAGTGCTAATTTCTTCGGCTCTAACGGCTTAAATTTTGGTTGATTGTTAAAGAGTTTGATTAATTCTTGTTGACCTATACCAGCCAAAATGTTTTGTTTGTTTTCCAGTTTTAAAGCGTCAATATCTTCTTGTGTTATTGTTTTCATTTATCTCACCTACACCTTACATGTCTTTAATGCCTTTGCCAAGGCGTCCTTATCTGCCTGTGTTAAATTCATTTTATATTTATTCACAATCTCTAAGTAAATCTTAGCATAGTCACAGTGAGCCTCTTGTTTTTCTGGCATCCATTCGCTAGGAGTTTTTGCACCCTTTGCTCGATTTTGCTTGGCACTTGTAACGACTAAGACATGCTGTAAATCGTTGGCAAAAATTTCTTTCTGTTCTGGTGACCATGATTGTGCTCCCATCTTAGCGGCTGCATTTAATGGAACTGTGTGGTCTACATCTAAATCGCCTGGTTTTGTAAATGTCTCGCCTGAATAAGGGTCAACCCATACACCTGATTTGATATAGCACGCTTTGTTGATGTCTGTTGTTTCTTTTTTATTCTTATCTAAAAGTACAACATCTTTACCTTGATTATACAATGCTTGCTCTCTTGTGTTCCAACATGTATTGCCATTCTGTGCGGACCAATGCTTCCAGTCTTTTCTGTTGTATTTAACATCATCATACTTATCCACTGTTTGGATTGATTCCAATAGGCGTTCCGCAGATTCTTTTGTCATTTTAGTAGCAGACATCGTTTGGAGGCTAGACTCGTATGTAGAGGTTACTCCAATGCCTAACTCCGTGTTAATATCGTTTGCCGTTGTATTCTGAACTGTAATATGTGTTCCATACTCATTGTTAATAGAGTCTGCATCTTCTTGTGTTTCTGCATAACTACCAGCCTTTAAACCGATATCGCATTTAATCTTACCCTCGTTAAGTGACTGGTTAACACATCTGCTTATTTCTGCTCCCTTTAGTCTACCATAATGTATAAAGTCGCTTGCGTTTTGAATGTTATTTAACTGAATGAAACCTAAGAGAAAACCACAGATTATGACGAGACCTACTACTGTTGAGATTAATTTTTTAATTGTTTTCATTATAGTTTTTCGACCTTTCCGTTTATTGAAGGTATTGGGTCTCCTACATCACCGATACCTATATTGAAACCAGATAGTCCTAATAATGCTAAATTAGTTGTCTGGCTGAAATCATTTACTTTTAACTTACCGCCCGGAAACTCTTCTAACAATAAGTCTAACTGGTCACCGTTTGTCCAGCGTAATGTAAATTCATTGTTAGAGTATTCTAGTTTAATAAATGCTATAAACTCTTTTAACTGTTCAGGAGTCTGCGCCTCAACTGTTAATCTATAAGAACCGATTAGCCATGGCAAGTTATCCTCTTCTAGGTCATGCTCTACCATCTGACGTTCTTGCTCCTTCTTAACAATGGCAGTAGAAACCCTTTGTTTAGATGAACTGAGGTTCTCAACTTCGTCTTTTAAGTTCTTCTCACTCTTCTCTAGCCTCTGCTTCATTTTTAATGTAGGTATTAATTGAAATCTAGCGTTGGCTGTAAATGGTAGGATTACATCACGATTGTAAAATGGTGGCATTGCTGATGGGAATACCAATTCTTTCGGAAACTTACTAAAACTTAAAGTTGCCCTGTAGCCCGTAAAATCGACACCGCTGTGGTTTTGTGTGATTTTAACATATCGTGGTGTTTCTTCGATTTCTGCTCCTGTTTCATACACTATGTCATAATAACCCAGTCTATTTTGGTAGTCTGTTTCTAGGTATGGTGTAGGCATTGATGGATATAATCTTCGTTTAATTGCTAATAACAGTTCTTCCGATGATGGTCTTTTGGCTGCCAATATACCACCAGTTAGTTGCGAGTATGTTGCCTCTTCAATCTGCTTGATTGTACTAACCTCTTGTGCAGAAATCTCAATCTCTTTAAAGAATAAGGCCTTTTTAATCGCACTGTAAATTGATGTCAGCAAATCCTTAAAGCCAAACTCTAACGGGTTCTTAATAGCATCTTCCATTGAAAGTCGATTTGTGAGTTTGACACCAAGTAGGATTTTACGTTGGAAGTAACCTTCGTTCTCTAATTCTGCAACCTGTTTACTAATATAGTCTTGAAATCTACGTCTTGCCGTACCATCTTGGTTGATATTGTAAAATGTATTAATAATATTATTACCCCACGGTTCTGGGTTAATCTCCTGATTTGAAATCAATAGATGACAGTCCACAGGTTTATTACCACTTTTTGCTAATTCACCTAAAGAAGAAATGGTCTGTGTGAAAAAATCACTTCTGCCTTGTAAATCTAAAAATAGGTAAGGGTGTTCTGCGATAATGTAGTATGCCCATGTTTCGTCTTTAGTCACAACGATATTGTCAATGATTCCTACAGCAGGAATCTCAAAATCTTTTTTATTTGTCATACCTATACTCCTTTTATCTATTTATATATCAAAAAAACTAACTTACCTGTAGTAAGTTAGTTGTATCTGTAATCAAACGAGTTTTCTTTCCATCGTGGTTGCATGCCATTTTTCAATGTAAAATGTGTTGGTTGCAACAAACCATGTTCAGTTCTAATAGAATGCGTACTTTCCATATTAAATAAGTTTAAATTAATCTTTGTGAAAAAGTGACCTTCTAATGTTGGTTGATGAATAACGTCTGTGTATGTAATATACAAATCTGTAACATATTGGTACGCACATCTAAACAAATCTCTTCCACCTAAAATATAAATTGGTCGATAGTCATTCATCTTTCGTTTTAAGCATTGTGGCATATCGTGCTTATCAACAATCTTCACTTCACTCGCTTTTGATAAATCAATTTTATCCAAATTGTGATGTCTATATTCTTTATCAATAAGAACGATAGCATCTTTTGTTAATTGCTCAATCAGTGTTATTTGTGCTTTTGGTAAAAAATATTCTTGTGTTTCACCCATCATATAAATATCGTCAACAAGAACAATCATACCAACCTTGTACTGATTGACTTTGTTGTATTTGCCAATACCTTTTTGAATTGCCTTTTCAACACGCTCTTTTTGTTTTTTATCTGAATAGTGTACTAAACCATTATTGCTCGTTTGTAATAACCACAGGAAGTGGAATATCTGTTGTTGAACTTCAAAATCGTAAGTATTTCTAATTTCCAAAATTCTGTTTGGTGAAGCAACCGTTATGTCGCTCCATGCTTTGTAAACTTCCACATTTCCGTCAAACTCATAAAATGTGTCGTCACCGCTAAAAATATACGGTCTATTTTTCCAATCTTTTCTCATTATCTTTAAACCTTGTCCTCTATGTGTCCAGTCACCTTAACTTCTGAAATATCCATTGTGATATTCTGAATCTTTAAATCTTCATTAAGGTAGTGTTTTAAATCATTTACTTGTTGTTTGTTCAAGTGCATTGTGAGCATGTATCGTGTACCGTTCACATAGTCACCTTCAAAAATCGTAAATGAAATATTTTTAACAGTTAGATAGTCTATTATCTTCTCTGTTTCTGCTTTCTTTTCGTATAAATGTGCTAGATAAACTGTCTTGCTGATTTTAGACATAATAGTATCTGTAAGCGTGATAGAGAGGCCCTTACCACACACAAACGCTAGGACAGCATATATTGTATTGTCAGATGTGATTGACTTTAATAAGAAAGCGTATATCAAAGCGTCTATACATGTAATAATATACTGTGTTGTTTTGTTGCCCTTAATCAGTAAGATATTTTTAACGTTACCCATTGTAGACGATAAAAGTGTAAGAGAAAACAATAGTATATAATTAACCATTATTCTCTCCCATTAATTTATCTACGATTGCTTTATATGCCTCTGCAAAAGACTTATCATCTAACACATCATATAGTCTTCCTTCTTCATAAGGTGTTAAGATTACATCTGAACGTAATGGAATAATACCTGCGATAGACTCTTCTTTGTATGCCTTCTCCATAAGCATGGCACTCTTATCTGAAATACTGTATACACGATTGACAATTACAAGTGGTCTACCGTTATACTTCGACAACTCTTGTGAGATTAGTCCGGCACATATAGCAAGGCTTGTTGTTGTTGGTTCTGTTACCACAACAAAGTCATCAGCCATAGGGTATGTCACCTGCTCTGTAATATCACTAACGTTTCCTGCGTTTGTGTCAATTAATACAATGTCATAGTTATTGCTTAGGACAACCAAAATATCTTTATATAACTTCGGTGTCAGGTAATCAATGTTCTTGGCGCTCTTAGGTGCAAACAAGAAATCAATCCCTGTTGATGGAGAATGCCAGATGGTATCTAATACAGCACGCTCTGTTACATTATCTTCCTCAAGAATATTAAGTACGGTCTTTGCATCTCTAGGAGCATTATTCAAGAAATACTGTTGTCCCCCCGTAATGTCTAAATCAACAATACATACCTTTTTGTCAGGATAAAATTTTCTGAAACTTGAGGCAATTAGTAGCGTGTTTGTTGACTTCCCTACACCACCCTTTGATGATGTAATCGTAATAATCTTCGCATTGCCTCTTTCCTGTACTTCTTCTGTGTTGGTATTTACGGTGTCGCCCTCTGGATAGTACTCCGTGTCGGTATCTGCCTCTTCTTCATCATTGATAGTGTTAAAGTTTTCAATAGCGTTATAGATATTCTCTTTTACACCATCATCAACCATACTATTGTTTGCAAAATCACGCAATGATGCCTCAATATCATCAATCATGCTTTGTCCATAATCAACAAAATAGAAAGGCATACCAACAGTACTGTTCAACTTCTGACGGTCCTTGATTCTATACTCCATTTCATCTTTGTAGTCTCTGTCTTCGCCAATCAATAAGATATTCATAACCGCCGCATCACTAATTCTTGCGATAAAATCTACAAAATCGTCTTGTTCTGTATGAAATAATGAAGATGAAACAACAATACAGCATGTGTCTATATCGAAGGTGTCATTATTAATATCTTCGTCTACTTGTTTTATACTTGTATATGGTTTTTGAAAGTCTAGTAGGTCTGGGCTATACTGACTAAAAACATTATACAACTCTGCTTGTCCTACAAAAATCATTTTTGACTTACTCATATATTTACTACTCCTTTACACTTATATTATACACCAAACAGGTTATGAAGGAAGAAACAGGCTAGTGTATTTCACCTGTTTCTTTGCTCTGTATATACTATATATCAATTAATTTGTACTAACGAGTTCTGGAGTTGTCTTAAAGATTTCTGTCCACTCTTCATCTGCTCGAATTTGAATTACTCCATGTCTGCCGAGAACATCACACATTAAACACTCGCCGGTTGATAGTGTATTGATGATACCAGCCCATTGCTGATACTCTCTAATACCCATCTTTTGACATGTTAGTATGTTATCTTTTGTATCATCACTTCTAAAAGCAAAGCGAATTTGAATGCCTGCATCCAAGTCTGTTCCATCTTGGAAGTCAAAATGCCCTGTTGCTTGTGACAGCAGTATGCACGCCATATTTTTAGAACGTCCTTTTAATAGCACTTCTTTAATCATATTTCTGCTTGATGGTAGTGATACAACAGACCAAGCCTCGTCTATCATTAAGAATTTAGGAATATTGACTGGCATACTGAACATGATATCTCTTATCATTCTGTTTAATAGTGAAACAATGACCAGCGAGATTTTTTCTTCTGATGTACATTCATCAAGTGGTTTGCCAGTTGTTGGGAATGTTAATCCTGACATGTTGATAATTGTTACACCATCCTTAATATCTAATGTCTTTTTTGTCGTTTGTCTGTCATGCATTAAAATCTTAGCGATAGGACTTGCAAACAATAGGTCTAGTTTAGTTGCGATTGCACGAACATCCTCTCTTTCATGACGCTCTAATTTGTCTATCAATCTTCTCATACTTGGAGCATGTTCTCGGCATAAGTCACGGACAATATTAGAAACCATATTAGTCTGTGCATCTGTTAGTTTTGCACCAAGTAAGTCTTTGATAACATCTAATGTTAATTGAGCGTTCTGGTCGTGATGTGGTGTAAAGCATGTTGGGTCTAGCATACCAACGGTATCTTTATCAATCACCTGTTTACCAGTTCTCTCATCTGTACTAACAGAGATATCCCATAGTTTTACAGTATTAATAACTCCATACTGGTATAGTTTTGCTAGATGGTTAAAATCTCCTTTAGGGTCGAGAATAACACCGACTTTTCCTGCTAGGCTATTTTGGGCTGCCAAGATTAAGCCAAAAAACGTTTTACCGGAACCAGGTGCTCCTGAAATAACAGTGTTTGGCGGTTTATTAATATAGGCAGCATAATTGGTGTCAAAGAATACAGGCATTTTAGGCTGATACTTAGAAGAACCTATATACATAGATAGACCGTAAATATCTCTACTCATGAACTGCCTCCTCTTCTATCATTTCTCTTAACTTTTTAAAATCTTTTTCTCTTGATACAACATATACATGATTAACTTTTGTTTTTGTTAGTTCTTTACGTCCTACTCCATCGTAGTAACGTCTTGCACTAAACAAGTAACGAATTAAACACTTAGCCCATGAGGTAAAAGTCTTACCACCGAAATATGGGCCTGATAATAGCATTGTGCCACCAACAACAGGCACAATGTATAGGGTAAGCATTGGTGGTGTAAAACTCTTAAAAATCAGAATAAGTGGTAATGCCCATATACAAGACAAGATAAGTCCAAATACGATTGCCTTAATTCTGACAGGCTTATTAAATGAGATGTCAGAGATAGCATAGATTAACATTTCATCTGTAAATAGTTTGGTTGCATTTTTTACTCGAATCTGCCTCATAGACATACTCCTTTCTAAAATAATTCAGAAAAACAATTATACGCTTTTTGCTGGTTAATTGTACTTAGAATTAATTTTTGGTTATCAACTTTTAAAATATCATATTTTAGGTTATCTCTAATTAAACAGTATTCATGTGTTACTAAGTTTACTGTTCCGTCCTTGAATACCTTATAGATGAACTTAACATTTCTGTCTGTAAGGTAGTCCATTAAATCTTCGATTGTTTTCATAAAAAACTCCTTCTTGTTGTGGTTGTGCAGGAACGGTTTTAAGAGCGATTTTCGCTAAATCTGAACAGTTTATCAGCCCGTTGGTTTTAGGTCTAAAATAGGTCTAAAAAGTCGCACGGACGAGGGCATAAAACGGTTTTAACGCAAAACATTTTTACCATAAAAGTTGTCAAGTTTATCGTTTAATTTTGTTTCTTTGGCCAAAAACAATTCATCTTTGTCAATAAAGTCCTTTGTTCTGTCAAGATAGAGTAAACTATCACCATCTGCGTAAGTATCAATTAGTATTTTTGCGTTTTGCCTAACGATTTTGTTTTCTTCGTCCAGAATACCGATTCTGTTATACGAGTTCCCAATATATTTAACTTTAAACACTTCATTATTCTTGATTACATAGATATTATATCCGTTCCTATTACTATATTTTATATCATCTATATTAAGGTCTTTTAGGTCTTTAACAACAATGCCACTATCATCTACTGTTGAGTACAACCATAATTTATTAATAATAATCTTTTCCTCTAATGCACTATGTTTGTATGTGTAATCAATGATGGTGTTTTTTAAATCGTTTCTACGTTTATTACTATCTCTATATTTTGCTTGTATCGCAAGATACTTTAATCGTGCATTAGTGTATTCTCCCTCAAGCATGTCCAACTTAACATGGTATTCTTCTTCTAACTCTTTAAGTTCTTGTGTTTTGATTTCTCTTATTTGTTGTTTAATACCATTTAACTCATCATCTCTTGCAACATCTCTGGTCAACGCACCATGAAAACCTACATATGTTGGCAGTAAACAGTTATTCTTATTGAAAATTAGTCTGTTCTTGTTTTGCTTGTCTTTGTAGTCTAGGAAGTAAAGTAGGTATTGTCCTTCTTTATGGAAATATTCCTCTGCTACTGCTTTTCTTTCTTCCCACTCTTTTGTGTCTTTAAAACCAAAGATATCAAGGTCATACTCTTTATACTCATCAAATAGTGGCTCGTACCTGTGTTTGACAAAATCTAGTTCTTTCTCGTAGTCCTCGATAATCTCAATATTAGGAGTACAGTATTTAACAGATGTTGCTAAATCTGTAGGATATATTTTTTCAAGATAGTTTTTTGCTTCTCCAAAAGTATCAAAAAATATATTTTGAAAAGCACCTATATTGTTAGAGGCTACAGGAACACGCTTGATTGTTTTTTCGTTGGTAATGTAGTATTTCATATGGAATATATCAAAAAAGCGGGAATATATCCCGCTTTATGTATTATCTCTTTTTGATACCACTTCTTCCTCTATCAGTTAAAATAATCTCGTCTGATAATGGCACTGTTGAGCATGATATGATTTCATCTCCACTCTTTAATCTATGAAGAACGTAACCACCTGCTCCTCGTCCCTTAGATGGGCAGTCTTCGACTGGTGTATATTTCACTTCGTTATTTGATTCTGTCCTGATAACATCATCATGAGAAACGAGATTAACATAAACAACATCAGACATCTTGGTACCGTTAATTAGACCGGCTCCCATATTAACTGATTTTAGTTTATCTAAATCCATCTTAAAGATTTCACCATGTTTGCTAATCATAATAAGCGACTTGTTCTGTCTATCATCTTCTGTAATAGGTCTAGCAAATACAAGTTCTTGGTTATCCAACTTACAGAATGCGCCATCTTTAAACCTGTTCTTGAAGATATTTAGGTTGCCATCACTAGAAACAACAAGTGTCTCATAGTTTGTATCGACTGTAATACCAGCAATATCTTCATTACCATTTGTAAATGTAGAAATGCTTTGTGGTAAATCAAGAGGAATATTCTCAACGTCTAATTGCTTGCATGAGCCATCTTTATTGATAGCAAAGATGTTACCATCTGACAATACTTTGAATTGAGAGTTTTCTACTTCTTCAATCGACTTACTAATCTGGCCATCTTGAATATTTATAAAGCATTCAACACCCTTTGCAAGTAATCTGCGTTGTTTTTCTAGGTCTTTTTGTTGTTGCTTTAAATCTTCTAATGACATACCAACAATCTCTGTACGTCTAGGTGATGAAATAATTTTGCATGTTTCTTTCAACTCTGTAATAATTACATTGTTGATTGCTTCAGGATTACCCATCATGGCAATAATGCTTTGCTTTTCTGCTACAAGTTCGTTTTGCTTACGCTCTGCCTCTGCTGTGTCTGCTCTTGTCAATTGGCGTAAAGGCATTGCAAGAATTTGATTTGCTTGTCCTTCTTCAATCTTAAATGTTTTCATCAATTTAACACAAGCCTCATCAGAGTTATCGGCGTTTCTGATAATGCTAATTGCTTTATCAATATCAACCAAGACCTTAACTAAACCATCTAATGTATACAGGTCTTTGTCAATTTGCTTTAATCTGTATTCAGAGCGTAACTTTATAACATCTTTACGCATGTTGATAAAGCCTTCAATCATTTCATACATTGAAATACCTGTCTTTGGAACAAAGTTGTCAATGATTGTAGTATTAACATTATATGAAACTTGGCAACGTGTATATTTATAAAGATTGTCAATTAACCTAGGAATATTTGCTCCAGCCTTAACAAAAATCTTTAATCTTACCTCGCTCTTATCCGTTTGGTACTTTGAGTCAGATAGGTCTTTGATTTCCGAAATCTCTGCAAATAACCCCGCCTCTTTCTTGGCGATAATATCAGTCATTACCTGTTCTACTGAAACATCATAAGGCAATTCTGTAAAAGTGATTTCTGCTCTACCATGAGATGTTTCCTTTACATTGTATTTACCGAGAATAAGGAATTTACCCTTGCCTGTTTGCAGATAATCTGTAATACCGTCTTGACCAATAACAGTTGCTCCTGTAGGAAAGTCAGGTCCTTTGATATACTTAGTTATTTTTGTAGGGCTATTTAGTTTGCCTTGTAAGTATGCAATACATGCGTTCATGACCTCGTCAGGATTGTGTGGTGGTATCGTACAAGAGAAGCCTGTGGCAATACCTTGAATACCGTTAATGATTCCTAATGGGAAACGAGCAGGTAAGAACATAGGCATAACCTTGTCTCCCTGTTCATTCATAGTCCATGTGCAACCGTGCTGTTGTGTGTCTCTAACAAGTTCATAGCATGCTTTGTTCATACCGATTTCAAGATAACGGGCAGCCGATGCTTCGTCTCCTGTGAACTTGCCTGGCTGACCTGTAAACTTACATAGAGGAACTCGTGAGTTATATGCTTGTGCCCAACCATCAAGAACTCCGTTAATCGACTCTTCTCCATGTGGGTGATAGTCACCCATGATAGATGACTGAACAGTACCTTCTTTTATGTTACCCTTTTCAGGTCTTAACCCTAACTTGTACATACCCCAAATACTTCTTAGTTGTACAGGCTTTACAAAGTCGTAGTTAAATACTAAGGCACGGTCTAATAGAGTAGCGTATGCATACTCTAAGCCCCACTCGTTCATAATATCTACTAACTCACATTCAATAGGTTCTCTGGCATTTTCTAGTAGTTCGTCTATATCAAAATCAACATGTTTCTTTTTTGCCATATATTAGACCTCCTCTTCATATTCTACAATCTCTGGTTTATAAGGGCTTGCCATAATCCACTGTTTGCGGGCGTCAGCACTATCTCCAGAAATCAGTTCAATCATTTCTCTTGCCTTATCTACATCATCAACCTTAATCTGAACGATACGTCTTGTTGTTGGATTCATACCCGTTTCAAATAAGATATCTTCTTTTGTTTCACCAAGACCCTTAAAGCGGTTGATATGTTTAATTGTCTTATTTTCTCTTGCAAGTTTTGCTTCAACTTCTTCTTTTTCTTTTGCGTTTACACAATAGTACACTTCGTCTTTTGATACTGTAATAGCGTACAGAGGTGTAAGCATACGGAACAGTCTTCCTTCTAAGATAACTTGTGGCATAAATACCCAGAACCATGTAATCAGCAAGTTCGCAATGGCTGCTCCATCTACGTCAGAGTCAGTTGCCATAACGATATTGTGATAACGCATATCTTCGATATTAAAGGAGTCGCCGAACCCAGCACCTATACAACGAATAATATCCTGTGTTTCTGCATTTTGCATAGCGGCCTTAGGGCTTGCTTTTAATACATTGATAATCTTACCCTTTAGAGGATAGATTGCCTGATAGCGTGAGTCTCTGGCTGCCTTTAGACCACTAAGAGCAGATAGTCCTTCACCAAGATACAACTCACTAATCGGACTATGTGTAATCTCACAATCGACAAGTTTAACAGGCATAATACTGCTACGTGTTACCTTGCTCTTCTCTCTATTTAGTTCTTGTTGCTCTTGAATACGAGTGCGGTTCTTCATCGCCGTAATGACCTTTTTCGCCATTATTTCAACATTATCTCTGTTTGCAGGGCGATTCAACCATTCTCTTAGTTTTGCTAAAATATCTTCATATAATGCTTTTTGAAGTTCTTTACCACCAAGTAGTTGCTTTTCCTGACCAACGAAACGAGGCACATTTGTCTTAATCGTTAGAACTGCCGTAAGACCTTCTTGAACATCTCGTGGAATTACATCTCCATCGTTTTTGCTAAGTCCATTTTTCATTGAACGGAATTTTTCGTTTAAAGCGTCTGTTAATGCCTTTTCAAATGCTTGGGCATGCACACCACCAAGTGTTGTACGAATATCATTACAATATGTATCTAAGATGTAATCATAGCCACTATTATAGTTAAACGCTAGGTCGTAGTATAGTTCTCGTTCATCGTTTAACATATCTTCATCACTGTATTCTTTGTTAATAAGTTCTAGTAATGCTGGTCCTGTAGCACCTTTAGGAATGTTTGGATTAGGCTTTCCTTGACCTCTTTCCCTAAATGCTGTTGCACCACTAATAGCCACAATATCCGTGATGTTGTTGCCTACTTGGATATCTACCAACTCTTTAATACCGTCTGATGACTGAAAGACTAAGCGATTGAACGAACCATCTTCCTGTTCGTCTAGTACTTCCATTGTTGTGTTAGGATATAAATACGCCGCACCTCTAATACGTGCGATAATATCTTCTTTATCAAATTGATATGGCACAATAAACCAATTATCGCATAGTTTAAACTCGATAGATGAGCCGTGTGGGAATAGTTCCTTCTCTTCTTTAGAACGATTGTCCTTGAGGGTAAAAATTTCCGAATTGTCTTTTGCTGGTTTAAATACACCCTTGTCATCAAACAAACCTGGCACATAGTCTAAAAAGTCTAAAGCATAAATCTTGCCATTTTTAAAAACTCTTACCTTGAACCACTCTGATGTACCGTTTGTACTTGAACCGCCGACACCGTTTTGTGATGTTGTGAATTTACCTTTTTGAACACCTTTTAAAGCAGAGCCAGACTGTAATAGTCCTAATGCCTTAAAGATACCAGACACTTTGTTTCCATAAGCGTCTGTTGACATGTCTGTTGGAATACCGCGGCCGTTATCTTCAATCTTAACTACTCCGTCGTTGTAAAATACAACTTTTAGATGTGTTGCTACACCAATCGCCACTTCACCTAATGCGTTGTCCCAAATTTCACGAATCGCCACATTTTTCTGTGATGAAAACGGGTATTCTTCACAACCACGTTCGTCTCCGAAAGTTAGGTTTAATCTTTTTCTCAAGTGTTGAAGTGGTGTTAATGCTTCGATGGCCGATGCTTTGTAATTCTTAATTTTGTCGTCTTTTGTTAATTCTCTTTTCTTAGCCATTATGTTGTTCCTTTCTCTCACTTATATTATACAACAAATATATCAGAAAATGATGCTTGAGGTGCTATTTTTAGGCATCGTTGGTTGCTTTTTGCGAATTTTGGTATTACTTTTATTAAAACCACAAAAAGACACTCCTTTGAGTGTCTTTATTTTGATAATCTTGCTTCTGCCTCTGCTCTCACATATTCATCTTCATCGTCTAAGAAATATTTAACATCACTTTTTCTACAATTACTAACATAATATTGTCGTACAATCGAACTATGGTCTTTAACAAATATCTCCCTATCTTGTGGTCTTCCTTTTTCAGCAACAAATACTCTGACTTTATCCTTATTGTCATAACGTAGTTTATCAAGGTCCTTGTCTCTTCCAAAATCTGCCACACATTCTCTTACAACATAACTATTATCATCTACCAAGATGTCTAAATCTTTATCTCTACCACAATCGGCAACTTCGGCTCTAACAAACTCATCTTTATCATACACTAAAATATCTAAGTCTTCATCTCTTCCTTGTTTTGCTACTGCCTGTCTAACATCTGCATTCTTATCATTAACCAACTTATCAAGTATTTCGTCTGTATCTGTTTCAGCCAATTCTTCTCTAACATGATAGTCTTTGTCATTAATAAGGTATTTTACGTCTTGTGGTCTATGAAACGATGCAACGGTCGTTCTTACACGCCAATCCTCATCATTACGAAGTTTGTCTAGGTCCTTATCTCTTCCTTTCCATGCAACAATGTCTCTTACGAAACAGTCTTTATCGTTCACCAAGATATCTAAATCACAATCTCTATCACTATATTGGGCAAATTTTCTTCTTATATAATCATCTTCATCGTATATTAAAATATCTAAACATTTTCCCTGTTTAATCAATTCCACTTTAATATCGGTCTCTGTCATTGCTTTGCCTTGGTCTTGAAATGTTGTGACCAGTTTGTTGAAGTCATCGACTTGTCGTTGAGCATCTTCCGGTGAATTGGCATTTATATGTAGGAATTTTGAATATCGGCATTTGTGTCTTGCATTACATATACCAATACTTCCATCTGGTTTTATGTGGTATTTTGTCATAATATTAATCCCTTTCGGCCAATTTTGCTGACTCTCTAACGTAGAAATTCTCATCGTTTAATAACTTGTCAAATTCTTCTTTGCTTAATAGGTTACCACGAGAAGCAACTCTTTGCCTTACTATTGAACTACTATCTGTTGCTAATTCGCTAAGTATTTCTTTGTTACAGCAAGCGGCGACTGACGACCTTACAGTCGCATCTTCATCATGAGACAAAATATCATGATATTCCTTTCTTAATGCAACCATACTTCTAACGATAGGTGAAGTGTCGTTTACAAGAATGTCTGTCTTATATCCTTTACTAGCAACCTCTCTTCTGATGGTCTTATTCTCGTCTTTAACAAGTTCGTCAATGCCTATTCCAGCATTAACGCACGCTAATTTTTGAGCCGTTGTTCCATGAATATATGAGTCTAATTGTTCTTGATATTTCTTTTTAAGTTTCTCGTCTTTTTCTTTGTCTATATAATCTTGTGCAACACTTCTCGTAAAGTAATCATAGTCTATTGCAAAGAGTGCCGGGTTGTGTCCTTGTTGAGCCACTTCTCTTCTTACATGATAATCAGGGTCTTTTTCTAAAATATCTAATCCATATCCTTGTCCTGCACACAAGACTCTATCACCAATATTGTTACTGTATAGTAGCCTATTCATCTTTTCGTTGTATCTATCTACTTGTTGTTGGAACTCCTCATCGCTCATGTTCTCTATTTTATGAAATACGTGGTTACATGTTCCGGTTCCGGGATTTTTCGCCGTGCACCATGTAATATTGCCATTTCTATTTAACGCTTTTACTCTAGGCATAAATTATACCCTCTCTTTCTATCGGATATATCAAAAAAAGAGGCTATATAAGCCTCTTTCTTTTAACCCCACAAGTCTACTGCTTCGTCAGAGTTTGATGTGTCATCATCTAATGCACCGAAGATGTCTTCTTCCTCTGCTACTGCTGGTGCAGGTGCTGTTGCACGTGTTGCCTTCTTAGGCGCTGTTGAGCGTACAGGTGCTGTAGGCTTTGCAACAGGTGCTGATGCATTATTACTTGCATGCTTTGCAATTCTAATATCATACCAGTTGCTAATCTCTACTGAAACAGACTTAGCACGAATAGAAACTTCTGTTGTTGCTTCGTGTACAACACCTGAATTATCTGTCCATTCAGGACGGTCTTCCACAGTTAAGTCACCAACAATTACTAACTTAGTACCCTTAGGTAAATCGCAACTGCATAGGTATTCGGCCTGCTTACCGTAAATCATTACTCTCCAGAACTTTGTTCCTGTTTCTTTCCATTCTTCACCGTCTAAGTAACGTGTAGATTGTGCAAGAACTAACTGGCAGTAAGAGTTGCCATTGCGTGATTGCTTTAATTCTAAATCGCCTGCTAAATTTGCTTGTAGTGTAATTTGACTCATAAAAAATAATCTCCTTCTATGCCCTTTTCTATGGCATCCTTAGTTATAAATAGGGGTTTACCCCTACACTTATATTATACAACATTCCCACACGATTAGGATAAATTCATCAAAAATGTAGGAATGCTGTTAATATTTTTACAGAACTTCAATAAATACAGGTACGCCTTTTTCATTTACCGCGAATGTTGTAACGCCTCGTACACTAGATTTACCACTATATGAAGAGAAGTAATCTGAACTCGGTTCTGATGCGGCACAACTGATTAACCAACGCTTACCACCTGTCTGCATAACTTGATGATTATGGAAGTGGCCCATTACCATGATATTTGCATGGCTACCCGGCATTTCAGCAAAGCACTGGTTCTTCCACCATGCTTCTTGACCCTGAATACCGCCTTGTGCTTTATGACCGTGGTTAAATGCAACCTGCGAACCATTTTCTAAGTCAATAACTGCTGTTAATTGTTTATTTGCAGGGCGAACAAACTCGATATTACGTAAACATTCTTGCTCTGCATTTTCACAAATATCTTGTAACTGGAAACTGATTTCAATACCATAATCATTTTCAGGAGTACCTGTTGGCTTGCGTGAGCCATTGCGAATTTCCCCGTGGTTACTTGGCACAGCAACGACATATACCTTAGGTGCGTAAGGAGCAATAATCTTAATTACTTCTAACATTAGTCGTCTGAAACATCTAATTTGTTCACCTAATTCTAGGTCATTTGTGCATAACTGCTGTGGTGTGTTATTAATGTTCTCAATACCATCTCCTAGGTCTGTAATGATAACGGAAACAGGCTTGGTGCGTAAGATACGCTCTTTGAACTTGTATGCGGCCTGCAATACTCGTTCGATTGTTTCTTTTGAACCACCACCAGTTTCGTGTGCTTTACCTAACTGAACGTCTGACAGAGCAAATACCTCTGTCAATGTTCCGTCTGTATGTAGCCTTGGTTTTTCTGGCGCAAAGTTGTTAATAACATCATTTAACTCATCGTATGTATGCAACTGGACTTCTGCTTGTGCAATTTGTGGGTTATATGTAAATGATTTACTGTAAGTACCGTCTTTTAGTCTGTGTACCCTTGCACTCTTCAAAGCAACTGTTGGCACAGGATTATCTTCAAATAATTCTGTAAGTGATAACTGCTCTTCTTCTCGTGGCACGGCAACAGTACCTGCCTCATGTACTTCCATCTCTTCTAAAATATTATTAGATGGTGCTTTTTCTCCACGCCATTCTAATACAATATTCCACGCACTTATCATACGATTTACAGTTGTTGTACTGATGTTTAGTGTATTGGCGATTTCAATAATACTAGCACCTTCGCACATTGCATGTAAGACATAATCCACTTCTTGGTCTAATTCGGCAAATGCTGGCACAGGTTCTCCGAACTCATCTGTCAATAGACCAGCAAGACTTAACGCATAGCGTACCAGACGAACCCTTGACGGTGCCACACCGAAGATGTCTGATAATTGATATTGCTTTAGTTCTTTGTTGTTTCCGTTGTAGATTTCGATGATTGTATGCTCGAGGCCACCTTCTTCAAAAGTGTACTCATAACCATCTGCTATGTATTTAACTTCTTTCATTCTTTCTCCTTTGTTATCTCTGAAATATCTTGATTGACGAACCAGTGCCCTATATGAATGGCGTCTGCTTCATCATCTGTGTTGTTTGTTAATTCTCTGTGAATAATTTTTGGTGCATTTTCAGGTGTAAACTCTTTTAATTGGTCACGTTTTAGATTTGCTATACCATGATAACTTTGCCATGTTTTCGGGTAAACCATGACAAGTGAACATGAACCTTGTAAAAGAGCACCAATAATAAGCCCTTGTGCAAGGCATAACTTCTTTAAGGTGTTCACGTTTAATCTACTAAAGGCGTCCTCAACGACTATATAATCAACTTGATAGCCCTTGACAACTTCTTTGATTTCTTGAGCCATGAATTTAACTCTGTCTATCCATATGTCTCCCTTTTTGGCCTTTTTATGGGCAGAGCCACTAATAATGCACTCTTTGTCATTCCATAGTGAGTAACCTGTTGTTGTGGTTGAAATATCTAATGCTAACGTATACATGTTTTAAGACCTCTCGCAGACTGGATAGTATTTTCTATTAAAGAAACCACTGTCATAGGCCCTACGCCTCCGGGAACGCTTGTAATCGTACATGTATCGCCATGCTTCTCTTCAATATCAAGAGTATCGCAATCGCCGTATAATTTTCCGTTGATACGATTAATACCGACATCAATAACAACTTTTACATTATCAGAGATGTAAGAACTGTCTATTGCATTTGCTCTACCAATTGCCACAATTAGGATATCAGCATTTCTGGTAATATTCTTAATATTCTTCGTTTTGCTATGACATATTGTAACAGTTGCGTTCTTGTCTTGACATAACTTTGCGACAGGCATGCCAACCAACTTAGAGCGACCTACAACAACTACATTAAGACCTGCTAAATCATGATACCCCAAATCAGATAATATCGTCATAATACCTTTTGGTGTACATGGTTTGTATTCTGCTGTTGAACTGAATAATTTACCCTGCTGAATAAGCGTTAATCCATCAACGTCTTTTTGTGGATTGAGATGACTTAATGCTTCGTTCTCATCTAGGTGTGATGGCAGAGGTAATTGTAGTAGCACACCATCAACATTATCTTGATTTGAAATTATCTCAATATAATCGTTTAAATCTTTTTGAGAAATGTTTTCTGTGATTTTAATTGTCTCGGCATCAATACCAATCTGCTCTGCTAGTCTTTGTTTACTTGTAACATAAGAAACACTTGCAGGACTATCGCCAACAAGAAGCACTTTTAAAACTGGTTTTCTTGTCATTGAAGAGACATCATCTGACAAAGACTTAACCAAATTGCTTCTTAATTCTTTTGTATTGTATATCATTCTCTTTAACCTTTCTAATTATATTATACAACAAATATGCCATTTTAGGTATAGATGTCTGATAGTTGATATATCAACAAAAGAAAGGAGTCGGCAATGACTGAACAGAATAAGAGATATCATTTTTCACCTCTGCTCGGCGAGGTTAGAGAGTGTAGGGCAAAATCGCAAGAAACGTGCCCGTACTGTAATGCACCTCATTTTAGTAGTCTAAAGGATGCCAATGATTATGCAAATGAAATGCACGATTGTTTTGCAACAATGAAGAAATTTGACTTCCTAGACAATGATTATATGCACAAAGATAGAGGCCTATACGGAGATGGTGGTAGATTGGGAGATACAAAAATCCATTCATATAAAACTGTGTGGTATTATGATAATAAGAGTCCTGAAACAAGATTACAGTGCGAGAATGTATTGTTTGCGGCCGGTCTAACAAAAAGTGAGGTAAGTGACTTACTATTATACCATGATAGTTTTGTAATCGTTAATCCTAAAGACCCAGAGGTCGGTATAGGGCAAATGAAGGTAATCCTAAATGCTCAACAAAATATACCTGAATTAAAGAGTTATTTTGCTACACATACAAAGGACTCTCCACAAGAACAATTTAACAAAGTTATCGAGTATTATCGTTATACAATGACTGATGAATACATAACAAATAAGCGAAAGGAACTGTTTAACGGCGGGTATACGCCTACAAGGCACTTGTACGAAAGAGCGGGTTATTTCCCATCACCTCTTACAACAAGTATTTCAGAAAACTACATCATTGGGCTAAAACTGAACGATAAAAAGTTGGACAGAGATTTAAGAAATATCTATCCAACAGATAAAGAAGATTTTAAGACATTAAAAAAGTAGACTGATTAAGTCTACTTTATTTTTTCAAACATTTCTAAAACAACATCTTCATCAAAATTATCATCAATGTAACTACATGCGACACCATCTTCATTTACTGTAATTGTATATGGTGTGTGAATAAGGCGTTTAGAGTGTACCTTCAGTGCTTCTGATTGATTTTCACTATCCTCAATCCAGATTCCAAGCATATGATTGAACTTGACATCATCAAACGGTTTTTCTTCATGACTTGAAATTACCAAGTTGGCGTCTGTCTGTTCATAAATAGACGCTGGGTACAAATCAGCAGACAAATCAAATGTGGCAAGAACGCCTCGTTGTTCAAGTGATGTAAGCCCTTGAAATACTGCCTCTGTAAACTCACTAAAACTCATTACGGTGTCCTTAGGTAATGATGCGATATTTTCTAATACTTTGTCAGATACAAGAGGTGTCTTGACTGTTACAAGTGCCTCTGGCTCATCTTCGTCCTCAATATCTTCATCTAATAACTCATCAAACTCGTTTAGTAGGTTTGAAATTTCTAATAGTAACTCAAAATCATCACTGTTTTCCATGTAGTTGTTGACTGCGATAGTTCGCTTAGTCATATCTACTAACGCAACTGGATTTAACTCCCCCGGCTTGCTAATCATAATAATTTCATCATCATCTGAATTGGTATACTCCTGATACCCATGTTCTTTGACTGCAACGCTAATGCTGTCTCTGATTTCTTCATAGCGTTGTAGTGTTTCTAATAACTTTGATAGACCCTTCTCATTTTTGTTTAACATTTTCATATTTCTCCTTTATGCTTTCTGCTTTTGCTTGCTCTATTAAAGACCTGTAGTATGACTGAATAAAGATTTTGTCTGTAAGTACCTCATACTCTTGCTCATTAATCTTGTCTAACACTTTTTGCGATTGTTCGGTCAGTGCATCACGGTCAATAATTCTTGTTTTCTTTTTGCTTAATCCCTCAATTTCAACCATCTCATTGTCATATAATTCCTTAATAAGTCTAAGAATATACACATCGTTGTAATCCTTAGGATTAAGTTTGATACCATTCGTGTTCTGTGTATCAAAATAGACTTTTAATGCTAATAAACTACTCTTGATAGATGGTCTTAAACCGTCTGTCTTTTTATTATAGTCTCGTTTACTAGTAATGTTTAAATCTTCATACTGTACACCGACATCTTCGGCTGCCTTTTTGAGGTAGTTGTTTTTTAGTACCTTATCCTCTATATAATTTGTAAACAGTTCTTGTATTTTTTGAATATAGACTGTCTTAGACTCTGGTGTATCATCAACTAAAAACTTACTCTTAATAGCATTGTAGTATGTTTTTGTAATGCTCTTTACCTCTGGCAGTGGTCGACCTTGTTGGAGTAATTCACATGGGTCTACTCCAGCAGGTAGCAGGGCTATATATAACATATTATGAAGTTCAGGAAACTTACAGAAAATATGGTTCATGGCCTTTTTACCTGCTTGGTCTCCATCAAGCATAAGGATAATTTTTCCATCGTTGCCGATAATATTTAAAATTAATTTTTCTTGCTCTTTTGAGAAAGCCGAACCGCTAACTGCCACTGTGTTTGTGTAACCAGCATTATGCATTGCCTCTACATCGAACTGACCTTCAACAAGATATATTGCGTTATCTTCTCTTGCTTTAAATCTAGCACGCTCTACACCATATAACACTTTTGACTTATCGAAAATCAATGTGTTGGCAGAGTTAATATATTTACCTGCTTTTTTATTCTCAACCAGTTGTCTTCCTGTAAAGCCAATGGCCTGACCGAAGATGTTACAGATTGTGAATATTAACCTGTCGCTAAATCTACAATAACCGTGTTCAGTGTTTACACCAACTTCTTGTAACTCCTCTTGCGTGTAGCCTTGTGCATTGAAGTAACGGTTAAATTGCTCATTAGAAGGACAATATCCGTAAACACCTGTAATTGGCAAGTTGCGTTTAATGATTTGTTGCTTTGCAGGATGTTTTTCTGGCAAGCATGAGAAATTATATTTAAAATACTCGTCTATCTTTGTCAGTAATTCTGTTAATCTCTTTTGCTTGACATAGTCATCTTTGTTATTTTTCAAATCTAACTCAAAATTGTATTGGTCTGCAAGGAATTGGATTGCTTGCATTTTTGTTAAACTATTACGGTTTGCCACATAATCAATGATATCACCATGTGTTTTACAACCAAAGCAATGGAAAGTACTATTGTCTTTATATACTACAAACGATGGTGTCTTTTCATGGTGAAAAGGGCAGAGACCTTTATAAATATTGGCTCCGCCATGTCTAAGGACAACACCGTCTTTAACGATAAAGTCAACAATATCTACTTTATTTTTTAACTCACTAATTGTCCCCATTATTGCACCCTTTCCCTATTCTTAAACTCATCTGTCATCTTAGAGGCGATTGCTTTTAATTTATCAATATCTCTTGCTAATTCAAAGTCCTTGTTTTTAAGACATTGCTCTTTACATGAGTCTAACCTTCTTAAAATACCCTCTAAATCATACGAACTAATATATTTACTGCAAAAAGCGTTCCAAGTAATCAAACTTCTTGGCCCGTAGTTGCTCATTTACACTTTTCCACTAAATAGAAGAATGCATTATTAGTTCGCTCTTGTGTATTCTCTTCAAAGAAAGTATGAATATAGAATGCAATGCATGCTTGATAAATAGAATTATCTTCTTCTGCTAGTAAATTATCTATTACTTCCACATCTTCTACTGACAATTCCTCAATAGGATTTACACTCTGATACTCTGTTCTCAATACTTCGATGATTTCTTCTGTAATTACCACATCTTCTGAAAGCCCTAAAATCTCAGGACTTTCTTGAAGTGCCATATAAACAACATATGGTGGTATTCCTTCTTTAACTGCCTTACTGATAGATTGCTTTATGTTACTATTCACTAGAACCACTCCTTAATTTCTCGGCGTGTACTCGCCTTGTTCTTTCGGCGGTTATATCGAATATCTCCGTGGATACTGTTACCGATACCGCCTCGTGCTTGTCTTTCTCTGGATGCCTTAAACTTATCAAGTGATGTAATCTTCATGTTTGTGTTCTTCATATTTCTTACCAAGATAACCCTTTCTTAAATAAATCTGATTTAATTTTGCTAATAGTAAACATGTCTTGTTTATAAGACTTTTTATCATAAGCCTTCTCGTTGAAGTAGAATACAACTAATACCTGCTTTTTAACTATATCACGCATTACTGTCACCCGTATTCTGTCTGGGTAAATCAGAATCATTTTCTTTTTGTAATAGTTCATGCCTTCATATAAGACATTCAGTGGTTTCTTCTTTTGCATGCTCTTAGTTTAGCATGATTATAATATGTTGTCAACTCTTTTTATGAAAAAAATATCTGTCTGCCGGAACGGTTTTAAACGTGATTTTGTTTAAATCTGAACAATGTATCAGCCCGTTGGTTTTAGATTGGATTTAGGTCTAAAAAGTCGCACGGACGAGGGTATAAAACGGTTTTAAGACACAAAGAAAAGGCTGCCTTAAGCAGCCATACTCCATTCAATAATCTCTTTTGATTTCGCTAGGCAACGTGATAACCAACCGTTAATGTTGTTTAACACATCTGCTGTTAATGGCTCAATCTTTTCTGCGTAACTGAACACAAGGTATCTTGCTCTTACATGAGAGTAATCTCTGTAATCAACTTGGTCTGAACCTAAAATCACCTTTTGAATTTCATCGCAAAGTTTTAACATCTTTGTCGCTACTGTTCTATACTGCTCTTCTGATAATTCAAAACCATTCTTTAAGCCATAATCAACCACACTGTAATAAAGTGTTAAAAGAACCTGTGATTTGTCGAAACTAGATGGCTTAATTGTCTGTGCTTTCGTCTCTTCAAAGAAACTATCAACATCAATCTTTCCTTCTGTTACTCTGTTCACACATTCAAGCATTTCAGGAGTGTCGTTTTCTGGTGAGAAAGCACCACCCATCATAACCCACTTGCCTGTGTTTTCGTTGTAAACACCTGTGAAACCCTTTGTGATAGAGTCTTTTGCCGTACGCATATCTTTTGTTAGGTCTGCAATAGGGATATTAATGTCAATACCCTTTTTACGTGCTTTTTCAAATCTAGCAAGAATGACTACTTGGTCCTCAGATGCTTTCTTGAATACCTTTCCTAACTCTGATTCTGCTGGTACATAACCAGAAATTCCGTACTGTAAGTGAGAAGGCTTCATTTCAATTAAATAAGATTTACCTTTCTCTGTCACTGTAGGAACTGCTGAGGCGAACTCTACAATTACTTCGCCTTTTGTTGGAGTGTTAAACGCTCCGAAATTCTCAATCATTTGTCGCATACTTATTTTCTCCTCTCGTATACCCTTATACTTATATTATACAACTTTTTACACCAAAAGGGTGCTTAAGTTAGTATTTATTTTCTTAAAAGCATTGTCTAACAACTTTGTGTAAATGTCTTGGTATTTTGTTGCAAACATCTCGTTTAATTCATTGTCTTTATCAATATCTACGCAGTAGCAAGTACCGCTCTGCTTACTTAACCAACGAATTAACTTAACTTGTCTAGTCAATGATACGGTAACCTCAAACTCCCCATCCTTGCTACGAGTCGTTACGATGTAATCTTTGGGTTTTATACCTTTCAGTGTTTTGCCACTCTTTGCGAACTTTTTATCAATTTTTGTAAACTGTTTATCTCGTATCTCTCTGTACTGTTCTAGCATGATTTTATCCTTTCACAAATAGGTAAGGAGCAAACTTTGTTACTAAGAACTTACCATCTGTTGTTGCTTTGATTGTGATGATGTATCTGCCTGTGAACGATACACCGTCTGTGTCTTTCCAAGTGATGTTTGCATCTACTTTGTACTCACCCTGTGTGTCTGTGCTGTAAATCTTATAAGACACGGCATTATTATTCTCGATAGAAACACTACCACCAAATCCTGCAATTAAATCAACAGGTGCGTTAGATGGTATATACTGGTCGATTTCGGCATGGCTATCTTGTGTTACCTTAGAGAACGCTTTGATGAATCCCATAATTGTTGGTTCCATCTTTGGTGCGATAGATGTGTTAGTGTCACCGTTTCCGATAACTCCTTCTCTAGGTAAAGAACTTGCGTTTGCAATCGCATATGTAGGAATAATTGATGGTGTTCCAACAAGTGTAACCTTTTGTGTTGTTTTGTCATAATACACATTTAACTCAAAACTCTTCCAAGTACCTGTTAGTTCTGACTTTTCTGTTTCTGTGTTCCCATCTTTATCTGTCATATACACACTAAAGTCATAGGCCGCACTATAATCGTTAATTATTTTCTCTCTAAATAAGATAGGCTGACCAGCGGGTACTTGTTTTGTTTTTTCATCTGTAAGTTGTTTACCGTTAAATTGTCCAACATCTGAACCATTCAGCACATTCATCATTTGTTTAGAAGCACTCGAATCTGTGTTATTGAGATAGTTGTAAAGATATTCCTGTGCATATGCTCTACCACGCTCAATTGGGAACCCCTTATTATCGCTGTGCTGAACAATCATATTCTGAATATCTTGTTTTGTATAAACATTTTCCGGGAAGAAGGCGTTTTTAATTGCAATACCAAATAAACTTAAAACCATTAATAAAATAAATGCTCTTAGGATATATACGCCGAACAACTTGTTTCTACGCACATCTAAGTCTTTATCTTTTACCTTTGCTTTTTTACCCCCAATAGGAACAATCTTTTTATGCCCTTTTAGGATAAATTCCTTTTCTTCTTCTGCTTCATTCAAGAGATTAATCTGTCTAGGTTCACTAATCTCTTCTATAGATGATTTCTTTTTAAAACCCATTATTTGGACACCTTCTTTCTGAATTTACCCTTGTTATTATGGAACTTGTCAAAAGATGTTTCAACTTTTGGTTTTTCAAGTTCTTCTCTCTTGTGTTCTCTTCTAATCTGTGCCTGTGTTTGATACTGTTGCTTGGTTAGTTGGTTGTTCGCCTCTTCAAAGTGTTCTATTTTAAAGTTATTATCACCTTCACGAACTGCCGGAGTAGGCTTTACAACGTGTTTCTGCTCTGGCACGATATTTGTCTTATCAAACCTCTTAAACTCTTCCGGTACGTCTTGTAGGACCTCTTTATTAGGCGTTAAGAGAATTTTGCGTGCAACACCAAACCCAAGATTGGCAAATTGATGTTCATTGGTTGATTTTTGAATTAAATAACATTCTGCTCTGTACCCATTAGATGCAGTAGGGGCAGCCAGGCGTTGAAACTTGTTCGGTAAAACTCTATACTCCAACACTTCTGACTTGTTAATCATTTCTTTGCCTTTAGAGAATAGACCTTTACGCCCACCCTCTGTAACTTTATAAGAAATCTTAGAAGTTTTACCTAAAATCTTACTAAAACGCTCTGCCTCATCGTCTGTTGCACCGTTATGAATTAAGAAGTTGTTAATAACGTTCATAAACGCATCTATCTTGTACCCTGCGTTAGAGTCTGTGTTGGCAGCCAACTGCAAGATAGACTGTACTGATAGAACAGGGAAACCGCAGGCTGAACGAACTTTGGCGACAATATCTGCAATCAAGTCAATATCAACTGTCTGGAACTCATCCATGAAGATACCACAAGGCAGTTTGTTGTCGAGTGATTCCTTATAACCGAATGCTCTCTTAATATCTGAAACAATGATACTACCCATATACTTAGCAAATTCTGGTTCTGCATTAGGCGAGAACTGGAACAGTACAATAGGAGCATCTTCGTCCATACAAATCTTAGATAAGTCAATATGGTTATCTCCGTGGGAGCCTCTATACAAACTACTACTATAAGAACTCATAGTTAAGTTCTTCATTGTTACTGATAAGCCGTCTAACTGTTCTTTTAATAAACTCTTAGGAGCGATTAAGTCATTATATACTTCTTTTAAACTGTTTAACTTCAATTCCATCTCTCTATTAGGATTAGCCGGGTCAATCTTTCTTGCGTATGCTTGTATCATATCGAATAGTGTCGGTATTTGTAAGGCTGCCACAAATTGTGAAATACCACCTTCATGCCATGGGAAATTCGGCATGTCTTTTTCGTCTAAACTATTGATTAGGAAGAAGATTGTTTGAAGTAAACTAATCTGTCTGTTTTTATAAACTTCTGAGGCAGCATCCCACGTTCTCATACCAAGCACTAAGTCTGTCTGACCTTCTTTAGTTGCAAGTGGGTCATAAGATGCTTGATACTGTGCTAATGGCCCCACACTCTTGCCATTGACAAAATGTAAAAACTTTCTATTGTATTTCTTCGCACAACGAGAAGCATGATAGGCTAAGTTAATGCCTTTCTTAAAGTCTAAGATAATCATTGGGTATCCAGCCTGTGCGGTATTCTCTATCATTTGTAACATAGTAATGGTTTTACCAGAACCAGGCACACCTTCAATAACTGTTCCTTTAAAAGCGTCTTTATAATACATATATACTGGTTCAATACCACTATATGTTTCTCCATGCTCTAGTTCCACATCTTCAATTAGTGTTCCTAAAGGAACTGCCTCTGCTGAATTTAACTCACCGTTTTCTAAATCTTTTTTGAGTTTATCTCTTCTTAATTTATCTATGATATTCTCTCTATATTCAAAGTTATGGAATGGTCCTGTCTTTATCTTTTCTTCTGGATGCCTCTTTAACTGACTAGCCTTAGTTAAGCATAATATGATGCCTATCACAGGACCAAGAATACTTGTTGCCAAAATATACTTGGCTATCAATGTGTCAGGAAGTAAGAAAAATAACAAACAGAATACTAATACAGATGGTATTAAAATCACAGGGATATTGAACTTGTTTTTGTATTTTAACACTCTAAACAACACAAAGAATAGTAAATAACCAATCAGTATGGCTGGCAGAATAGTAAAGCAGATTATACCTAAAAAGACATATAAGCCTAGTTCACTACCCTCTTCGTCTTGTTTCTTTTCGTCTACTCTTTCGCTCATATGATACCTCTCTTTAGTATTATATCAAGAAAGGCCTAAAAGCACCTTCACTATCCCTCTCTTCATCGGTTCCATCTGTTTTAACAAACTTCTTTTTTATACCATTTGCTTGCATATATTCATTTACCTTTTTTGTAAACCAACGTTTCTTCCATGGTTTTCCATCTTGTGCTGGTTTATATTCAATAAATGTGTGCTTTTTAGCCATATCTCTATGGAGTTCTTCAAGTTGCTTGCCTCTTTCAGAACATGCAAGAATATCTTGATAACCACCTTTATTTGTACCTACAATATTTTCATAACAGTACTTGTCAATATATGCGATATTATATCCGTTATCTATACAATCTAAACAGTATTGCATATCTTCTAACACACTGTCCGTTTTAAACTTGACTGCTTTAGAGCGATAGCAACACAACGCTCCTGATACATTAGAGTAATCTGCTGGGCCATGTTTCGCCTTAGATAGAAGTATGGGTTTGTTGGTTGACGGAACTAATCCCCAAGCAATAAGACCTCTTTCTTCTGCAACACCATCACAATATTCTAGCATGTCAATAAATTCTTCTCTTGTTGTAATATTGTCAATACTGCCAAACTGCTTTTCTTCTGTTGGCTCATTAAATTTACAGAACCTTTTAATATCATCATCAATGGTTAAGATTAATTTGTTTTTAAAATCAGCATTTTCTAAAATATAGTTTAAATGGTCTGTCTTTTTATGAAACGGAAAAGGCAAGACTATTGAAATGTCTCCAATAGTCTGTTTATATCCTTCAAAATCATCATTACATACATGGACATATATCTCATCTTTATAAATACCGATTTTATTTAGTAAGTGTGCTGTTAAACAACCATTAGGGCGTTTATAAGATGGAATATGAATTTCAATTTTCTTCACGATTTCTCCTTTACCATCTACAAGTATCTAAAAAGCGTTGTAGATTTTTAGTCGCCTTGCCAGGCAATTCTTCATCACGATACATTATACACATAGAAGCGTTGGTATACCCAAAGAGTTCGCCGTTTTCTTCGTTACGTTTTAGATACGCTTTTGGATAATGGTCGCTAAAACGAATTAGGAAGTTATCTCCTTTTGTAAATTCTAAAAATCTACGTTCATCAATATGGAAGCCCTTGTTTTCTAAATACTCTCTAACATCTGTTAAGCGTGCTTTATTTACAACAAAATATGCCGAACAAGATGCGTTGCTGAATGAATAGTCAACAATGTCCTCATCGAATTTGTTGGCAAAATCAATAGCCTGCACTCTTTGAGATAACAATGTATTTATGTTGCTTTCTAATTGCAAAACTCTCGACTCTGCTTTGCGATATGCACCACTTGTCTGCTTAAATTCTTCAAGCATCTTTTCCTTAGATGGAATTTGCCCTATATGCTTTGCTTGCATGTCTTGGACCTTGTTTTTATACCACTTTTCAAAGTCTTTTTTAATAATACGATTTAACTCACCACGATAGAACGGTAAGTTCCTGTCTACATTCTTTGCTCTAAAAATATCATCTGAATAATTATGCTTTGTTAATTCAACCGATGTATTTTGTTTAGACGCACGGTGTATCATGCGTTCCATGTATTCTTGAGCCTTTTCAATACTGTCAAAATGTTCAGAGGCGCTATAAGGGCATTTGCCGTTCTTCGCATGACATTCGTTGATTTGACCTTTGTGGTTAATATGGAATAGTTTGCTCATTTCCTATCTCCTTTCTATACTTATTATATCATTTGTTGATGATTCTATAGAAAGTAGGAAACTGTGCTTTGTACTTATTGTATGGTTCTTGAATTCCCTTTACTGCTTTTGCAACTACATCAATATGGATATAGTCTATATTCTTCATGCCTTCTTCTTCCCATAGTTTGTCTAAGAAGTAAATGAGTGTTTCTTGGTTTACGAGTTTAAAATTTTTCCAACCCTGTGACCACCAAGAATTATCACGCATGATAAATGAGTTAGGGTTTGCAATACAGATGAACGCCTGCACACTTACATCAATACCATCATAGTACTTCTTCCATAAGAACTTAGATTTAACAATATTAGGGTGGCTACCACTGAACTCATTTTTACTTCTTAGGATTGCCCCGCCTTCACCAACACTGTATGACGCTTTTTCTTTCCAGTTTTTGCTATCAATAATGATAACTGTATCACCGATAATGAGTAAGTGGTCTGTGTCTCCAAGGCGGTTAACAGAGCCTTCTTCTTCATCAACTCCTGTTTCTTCCTCTTCTTCGTCATCTAATTTTAAGTGAATAGAGTCTACTAAAACAACATTAGGCTTATCATCAATCCATTTACGTAAAACTTCTGATGTAGATTGCTCGCCTTTTGCACCAGCCTCGACAGCCTTTCGGTTGATGCCCATTTCTTTGTATTTAGGGTCGATTAACTGGTTAAATAAACCACTGCCTGGTGAGCCAAAATATCTTCTGCCTTTTTGTTCAATAAACTTCTGAACTGTCTTTAAATAATCTTCTGAAAGTTCTGGGAATGTGTTTGTCGTAATATATCGAACAATCATTGGCTGTTCTTCATTAACAACTTCTTTATTAACAACATCTTCTGGTTGTGTAATAACATTTTGTTCTACGTTACTATCGCTTTTTATCTTCTTGAATGGCATTCTTATACTCCTTCACATGTTCTTTAAGTTCTCTTAACAATCTAGCATATTCATCCCCAAGGACCTCTGTAAAATTACAAATATCCTCTTCTGAATAACACTTCTTATTTGTATCAAAACTCTTTGATAATTGGTATGTGGCAATACATGCATGCATTAACTCATGATTGAGTGTTGTTGCCATCTTTAATGGATATTCTTTGTTTAACCAAATCTTAGAATCAACCGAAGATGTTAAGCCTAAGAATACGGCACCATCTAAATCAACTTCTTTACCGTTTCCGATAATATCTGTCATTTCTTGTGTTGTCAGAAAATCTAATTCCCATTCTTGGGAGCCAATATAGAAGTTTATCATACTTAATCCTCCTGATAAGCACTTCTGCCTATTTCTTTTGCAATTAAGATTACTTTACCAGTACTAGCGTCATGTAAACATGTTTGTAGTGTGATGAAATTATCTCTATATTCAATTTCATTTAAACTAGCAACTCTTGTATGTGCTTTCGCATACGCAATCCAGTTATTAAATTCTTCTTCTGTAAAGTTTTGAATTTGATGGTCGAACTCTGACGAGTCTTTATTTACAAGAACATAACTAATCTGATACTTACGAATGTCATTCTCTGTATATAATGTGAATGTACTATTTTTCTTATAGAACTCATCATCATTAGGATATAGGTTTAAGTTAGAGAACTTTTGCGTGTTGATACTACCGCCTGCATGGCCATACAGAATTAAGTTTTTGTCTGCCAGCGTATTTTTGTAGTTCATAAATACTGTACCAAAAGCGTTGTAGTCTTTATTTACATCTCTATCTAGGTAATAAGCATTATCGGTTGTTTGTGCTACTGGCTCACTAACTAAACCAGAGTCAAATTGCAAGTAGGCGATAATATCTTCGTTTACTTGTTTTAGTTTTAGAATTTTATCTTTTGTAATAGCAGAAGTAATTTTATTATCTTTTACATCAATAATCGTTTTTACTTCTTCTAGTGCTTTTGCTTCTTCTTGGTTTCTTGCAAACTCTTTATACAATTGATAAGAAGAAAAGCCAATTACGCCCAGTAAGATTAATGTAATTAGTCTTTTAATTAAACGTGTTAGTGTCTTTCCCATTTACCTTTACCAATTCATATACCGCAACTGTTCTTTCTGTCACTGGGCCATGGCATGTCAACAATGTTAAGTATTTATGTCCTTCTTTAATCTCGCCGTCTTTGATTACTTTAATTGCGGGTACCGACTTCATTTCGTTCAAGCCAGAAATTGTTATTGCTTTTTCAGGAGCAAAGTATCTATCATTGTCTATTACCCGCATATCAACAAGTTTGTATTCATATGTACCTTTATTTGTGTACAACTTAGCCGTTTCCATATTATTTTGGGACATTACATCTTCCCTTGATGCTAAGTAACCAAAGCGTGTATTATCAAGCATAGAATGACCGTATAATGTTACCGAGTCATCTTCATAGGTCTGGTTTTGATAATACACCTTAATTGTACCAGCAATATTGTAATTGCCATGAATATCAGAGCGTAGGTACTGCTCTGGCTCTGTCGCTTTAACAACAGGTTCTGTAATCATGTTATCACCAACTGTTAGATATGCACTAAATTTATCTGTACCATACTCCTGATTGATTTTATTTACAATGTTAATGCCATCGTTAATATAGTCTTGCTCTGTTTTATGCAAATCACTTTCTTTAATCGTGTTGTTTACTACTTCACGTACCTTCTCGACCTCTTTTTTATTCTGCCAAGAAGAGTAGTACTTGTATCCGATAATGCCTGTCGAACCAACAAAAATAATTGTCAGGACAACAAGCAATATATATCTTATCTTTTGTTTCATATTCATTACCTCGCTTACTGATTATATCAGTTTTAAGGCAATTAAGAGCAAGGCGAGAATAGTAACGGCAACATAAGTAAATCGTATTAATGTTTTATTTAAACTACTCACATATACTTTTTCACCGTTAAATGCATTTCCTAAACTTTCTTGCTTAGGTGACTGAAATAAAATCACTCCAAGCAAGAACATACTCACAAATGCTGTGCAAATAATCAAAATATGTCTAATCATGCGAATAACTCCTTATAGTTTGTCTTTTGTGTCAACCCCTTGATTTGGTATATGATTTCTTGGAATGTACCAACAAGAATCAATACAGATAAGCCATTAATAGAACTTGCAAAGTCAATTGGTGTAAATACTGCGACTGCTAGTGATAGACCGGCGATAAATGCTAGTACAGGCGCACCGATTAGGTTAATCTTGAATAACTTTCTACGAATAACTTTTGCTGACTGTGTAGGGCGAACGCCTAAGATATACATAGAACCCTTAGATAAATCTTCTTGCAATGTGTCACCATTTACTTCAACAGAATTATAAATAAATGTCATGAGCATAATCACTAACATATAAATCGCTAAACCTCGCCTTGTTGTATATGATGTCCATGTCCAGTTTAGGTTGTTAAAATCACTAATAAGTTTTAGAACTGTAAAAATCATACTTGCGAAAATAACAGGCATAACTGAACTTGCTAGTAACTTAATAGGGAAATAGTGTGCCTCTATATACTGACTATTGTTTGAAGAGTGAATAGGTAATTTAAACACTTTTTTGTTTGCAACGATACATAATGTTACAACGATAAATAACATGACCATAATTACCGCAAGATATTGCCAGTATGTAGTTAAATCATTCTTTGCTGAATATCTATAATACGCTGATACAAAATGTAAAACGATACTAGGAATATTACCAATAATACCAACTGTAATGAATACAGACATACCCTGACCGATACCTTTTTCGTTAATTCTGCTTGCTAAGTATGATACAAACAGAGAACCAACGGTTGTTAATAAAATTAAATAAATAGTCTGATAAATATTTATAACATTGATACTGATACCAAGTTGTGCTTGCACTGTTTTGCTTGCAATAATGCCATATGTCTGTAATACGCTAAGGATAACGCCTATAATTTGCGTTCTTCTGTACAACTTGACTTGTCCTTCTTTGCCCTGTTTAGATAGGCGTTCCCATGACGGAAAGCCTATTGTCCATAACTGTGTTACAATGCTTGCACTGATAAACGGGCTACAACCTAAAGCAAATAACCCAAATCTGCTAAGTGCACCACCAGAAACAAGATTCAATAAACTACCGAGTTCTGATTGTGCTTGTGCATGCTCTACATATGGCAAAGGAATGAATGTTCCTATTTCAAATAAAGCAATCATCAGTAAGGTAAAGATGATTCTATTTCTAACTCTTTTTGTCTTTAACCACTTCATTACTTGGCTCCTTTCACGGCTTTGTCGATAACAAGGCTAATCTCTGACAAGAAATTGTCGTATAAAATTTGAGCCTCTTCCTGATAGACAAGAATAGGATTATTACCTGACCTTGCTCTCCATGCAATACCAGTTTTGAGAGATTCTAGTTTTTCTAAATGCTGAACCCAGCAGAAGTCCATCGCTGATAGTAGTAACTGTTTTCTGATAATCACTCTCTCGACATCACTTAAGTAATCATCGTTGATTTGAACGTCTAGTTTAGCCAGGCATTCATCCAATTCTTTTACTGTATTGTAACGTAAGACATTATCTCTTGATTGATAAAACTTATTTCTCTGCTCACGAATAATGTCGTCATACTTTAATGCGTTTTGTCTTGAAATAGAGGCTTGCCCTGCAAGTTCCGTCTGTAACTCTTTAATCACTCTTAAAGTCATCTTAGTTGGAACATGGTCCTTGGTAGTAATCTTCTTTAACATGTCAGTCAAGGAACTTCTTGCAAAAATACTATCTTCTGCACTAATGATTGTATGTGTAATACCCTTATCACCTTGGCGTCCACTTCTACCCCTTAACTGTCTATCAATTCTACCATTTTCATTCATTTCTGTCTGAATAACTACTAGTGGGTGGTCTTTATCTTCTAGTACAATATCTGTGCCTCTACCAGCCATATTCGTTGCAATCGTGATATCCCCTAACTGACCTGCCAAGGCAACAATTTCAGCCTCTTTGGCATCCTGTTTTGCATTTAATACTTCATGCCTAATATGTTCACGTGTCAGAATATCACTGACAACTTCGCTATCATGTACAGATGTTGTACCGATAAGAATTGGGAAATCTTGTTCATGGTACTGCTTAATTAAGCCGAGTACACGCCCCCATTTTTCTGTCTTTGTCTTATACAACTCTGGTGTATGGTCTACTCTAATTACAGGCTTGTTTGTGTCAATCGGCACAACCTTTAACCCATATACTTCCATAAACTCGTCAGCCTCTTCTAATGCAGTACCTGTCATACCTGCTAGTTTATGATACATTCTAAAAAAGTTTTGAAGCGTGATGGATGCAATCGTTACTGTTTCACTATGAATGGAAACTTGGTCGCTATGTTTCGCTTCTAATGCTTGATGTAAGCCCTGATTATATCTTCTGTCAGCCATAATACGACCTGTACCTTGGTCGATAATAACAAGTTGCATACCATTACCAAAGTCCTTAATTGCATAGTCAATATCTAGTTTGAATACATAATTGGCAATCAATGCTTGCTGAACTAAATGCATAATATAAATATGTTCTTGACTATATAAGTTTTCAATACTTAATAATTTTTCAAGTTTTGAAATACCATCATCTGTTAATTTAACATTGCGATATTGAGTATCGACAATATAATCTTCTGTCGGTTTTAGTTGTTTTACAGCCTTGTCTACATTTATTATATTCACCACATCTTTATCTTTTTCACCACCAATAATGCATGGAGTTCTACCGTTATCAATGAGGACGCTGTCTACTTCATCAATATTGGCGAAATGAAATGGCTTTTGAATTACTTTGTCGTTTATACTCATTACCATTTGGTCTCTTAACCAATCAAAGACGAATGTACTTTCAATACCATAGATAATGTCATTCTCTGCGTAAATCGTCTTTTTAATATATTGTGATGACTGTTGCTTGTTAAATGCAGACTTTAACCCGAAGAATGAATATACAGGTGCAAGATTTTTTTCATCACGCTCTGCAAGGTACTCGTTTACTGTGATTGCATGGACTTGCCCGCTACAAGCATTGTAAATAATAGGGTAAAGTGATGTTAATGTCTTTCCTTCACCTGTTTTCATTTCTGCAATCTTACCGTCTGACAGGATAATACCACCCTGAATTTGAACATCATAAGGAGATAACCCTAGTACACGCTGAATAGCGACTGTAACTAAGGCAAACACGTGTATTTTCTTATGCTCTGTGTCAACTTCGTTCCTAATCGCTTGGAAGGCTGTTTTTAACTCGATATCTGACATAGATGAATAAATACTCTCTTGTTCTCTAATCTTCGCTACCAACGCCTTTGCACGCTCTCTATCGGCAGTGCTATATAAACTCATTAATTTGTCTTTAATATTCATATATAACCTCTCATATATATTATACAACAAATTAAAAAAGGAAGACCTATTCATCTTCCTTTAATTGTACTGCGTTCTTATCTCTTGCTTTAAATTCTTCTTGCTTTTCCTTAAGAACTCTTGTTACTTCTTGTGATACAACTTCAAATATGTCTGCATTATTTGCAAGTCTTGCACGTGTTCTTCCTTCACCAACTGCAAGTTTTAATTGTTTTGTTTCTTCGTTATACTCACAATTCTTTAGTTTTTCTTGCTGTTCTTTTGTTAAGTCGATATTTGCATAGAATGTAGTTCCTGTCTTTGAGATAACCCCGAACTGTACACCCAATAAGTAGATTTCACCAACTGTGTCGATACCACTTGAATAAGAAAGCAATGTACTACCAATACCACCCGGTGTTGATGCCTTGTTCTTTTCGACCTTTAGACCGACTTCTGTACCGATTACAGAACCCTCTGAATCCTTAATAGGTGACTTCTTATTTACCTTTACTCGTTGTGTTGCATAGAATTTTAGAGCGTTACCACCTGATGTTGTTGTTGGGTCACCGAACATAACCCCAATCTTTTCACGTGTCTGGTTAATAAAGATAACTGTACAATCATTATTAGAGCATGCCTCTGCCAATACAGGCATATTCTTAGACATATTACGTGCTAATTTACCTACGCTATCTTTTACCAGTTCTTCATCTGCTACACCCTCTGTCATTGCTGATACAGAATCAACAACAACCATACTAATTTCTCCTGAACGAACAATCTTTAATAATGCTTGGAATGTGTCTTTTGCACTACTAGGTTGTAGGAATAATAATTCATTTGTGTTTACGCCTAGCACTTCCATAAATGATGGAGAGGCTGCATGCTCAATATCTAGGAATGCAACTGAATTACCACGCTGTTGCTCTTTTCCTAAGGCAAGCACCGCCATTGATGTTTTACCTGAAGACTCGGGACCGAAAAATTCAATGATTCTCCCCTTTGCTACACCACCACCAAGTAGAGTGTCTAGTACAAGTGAACCTGTTGGTAAGAATGTAATTTGCTTGTCTTCCATCTCACCTAAAAAACCAACATTTGATACTCCGTAAGTCTTTTTGGCATCTTCTTGCAAGGTGTGTACCAAGTCCATTAAGGCCGCTTTCTTGTTACTGTCTGTTACTGTTACTGCTTTCTTCTTTGCTACCATGTTTTCTCCTTATCTAGGGTTTTACCCTTACACTTATATTATACAAGAAAAAGAAGTGATTAGGTATAATCACCCCTTATTCTGTTACATCTTTTAACTCTACCGAGCAGGTTACAGGACAGAACCTGAAATCAGTTAATTTTAGTTTACCACCTTTGACAAAATCTGCATATTCATCAACTGTTAAACGCTTGCGGAAGTTGCCCATGATAACTTCATACTCTCGTTTACCTTTAGCAATTTCACCATGCCATACACCAGCACCCTTAGAAGATGTTTTTGAACCACCTTTTACAGTAACCAAATCGCTTAGTGTGAACTCTGTTTTTGCTACACCGTCTTTAAATGCTCTGCCGTAATTTACTTTACTGTTTAAGAAGTAATCAACTTCTTTTTCACCAACATTGCGAGGACTCTTGTTTACATGAATACGCATATCACCAATATATTTACCAGAATTGATTAACTCTTCTCGTTTCTTTGTTGCCCGCTCTGTTTTACTGCATGATATAGCATCTGTTTTACCATCTTTGTCAATAAAGATTACATTCTTATTACCAGGCATTCTGATTGTTCTTTCTTCGTAGTCTGAAATTAAATCTCGAACACCATCATAACCCTTAATACGATAGTTGTGATATCCCTGCTCTAACACGTCATAATCATCGGCAAGAATTTCTCCAGAATTAACATCGCTAACAACACCGTTATCATCGTAATAGATTGTCTTGGTTGAGCCCTGTGCTGATTTTGTACCGTTACATAGAGTTTTTACCTCAAACGATGACACAAAACTCTTTTCCTTTTCAGGATTTTTAATAATTCTGACAATATCCGCACTGAAATTATCATCAGGCCAAATATAGATACAATTACTATCTTCTAATATAGCATTACAGTCTTTTACCTTTAAGTACTCTTCATCTGAAACCATAATCTTACTCGCCTCAATATAAGATTGTAAATGCTCTTGAATAACAGGTGAAATGTTACTGTTTTTTATGACATACAGTCTTTGAGAGTTTTTGAACTCTTCCTGTTCGTCTGTTGGTGCAAAATTCAGTTCTTCTACTGCCAAATTCATCATTGAGTAGAACTCGCCAGATTTACTAACCTGCGTACCCTCATACTCAAAGCCTAGTTTCTTTAAAAATCCGTACTCTGTCATTCTGTCTTTATCACTATCATAGTTGTAATTCTTTAACGTATAGTAACCAGAACTTGATTTGGTTAATCTATTTTCATAATAACTGTTTGCCAACATCTGTGCTTTGGCCATATCATCTATAATCTTATTTTCTTCTTCTGGAGTTATTGTGTCAGAGAAGTGTAGGTTGTTACCATATTTGCATGTCGTCTGACTTTGCGCCGTGCATTTACTAAAGCCTTTGCCATTAAAATGTTTTTTCAAAATACGCAATCTCCTTTTCTATCTACATATTATATCAAAAAAGAGGACAAGTTTTGCCCTGTCCCCTTATAGATTGTTATAGATGGAACACCCTGTCGTGAATGTCTCCAAGTCTACCAAGGTTTACACCATTACTAATACGACCAAGATACCCACAAACTCTACGGACGATATTAAGTTTATCAATATTTGTTTCTCCACAGTTAGGACATCTCCATATGTAATTGCCGTTTTCATCTTTAATCATTTCCATCTCACCATGGAAACCACAAGTATCACATACGTCAGTTCTTGTGTTACACTCTGCATACATGTTGTTATCGTAGATGAACTTAATAACTTCTAGCAACGCAGGTATATTCTTTTCCATGTTCGGAATTTCGATGTATGAGATAGAGCCACCAGATGATAATGACTGGAACTCTGACTCCTTCGACAACTTGTCAAAGGCGTCAATCTCTTCTCTTACATTTACATGGTAACTATTTGTGATGTAGTCATGTTCGTTTACTTCTGGCATAGTGTCAAAATCTCTTTGAAGTGCCTTTGCAAACTTGTAAGTACCTGATTCCATCGGTGTACCGTAAACAGAGAACGCTAGGTGAGTTTCTTTCTTCCACTTCTCACAATAAGCATTTAACTTATTCATGATTTGAAGTGCAAGTTCTCTACCCTCGTCGGTTGTGTGTGACTGGTGAATTAACGCTTGTACCGTTTCATATAAACCAGCATAACCTAGGGAGATTGTTGCATACCCATCATACATAACTTTATCTAATGTATCGTTAGGGTTTAATCTCGCATAGGCGCCATGTTGCCAAAGAATTGGAGCAACGCACGCTTTCGTCTTGTTTAATCTCTTCACAAATGTCATGTGAGCCTCAAAACAGAGGTCTGCATATTTGTCAAGTAGGGACCAAAACTTATTCATGTCTCCATTTGCCTCTAATGCAACATACGCCAGGTTAAGCGTTACCACACCTAAATTGAAACGACCATATGCATAGAAATCTCCGTTTCCATCATACCATGGACTTAAGAACGACCTACATCCCATTGAAGGAAAGCAATGCCCGTCTTTATTCTCAAACATTTTCTTTTCTGAAATGTAGTCTGGCACCATTCTCTTAGATGTGCATTCGGCTGCCAAACGAGTTAAGTACCAATATTCCTTTGTCTCATCACAGTTAGAACTGTCAATCGCATAAATCAACTTAGGGAATACAGGTGAACATAATACACCATGTTCGTTTGGTAAACCCTTTATACGCTGACGTAACATCTCTTCGATAATCAATGCTAAGTCTTTCTTTTCCTGCTCACTCTTTGCTTCATTTAAATACATGAAAATAGTGATGAACGGCGACTGACCATTAGCCGATGCCATTGTAACGATTTGATGATTTAATGTTTGAATACCATCCTTGACTTCCTGACGTACTTGTTTTTCAACAATTTCGTTTAATTGTTTTGTTGTCACTTCTACACCTTGTTCTGTAAACTCGTCCATTAGTCTATGTCTGATTTTTCTTCTTGAAATATCTACATAAGGTGCTAAGTGTGTTAGGGTCATACTTTGTCCGCCGTATTGGCTTGCTGAAACAGCCATGGCGATTTGGCTTGCTAGTGTGGCCGCAGTACTGAATGACTTAGGTGAATAAATCTTAGTACCGTTTAATACAGTACCATTTGTGAAAATATCTTCTAAGTTCACTAGGCCACAGTTCGTTATTCCTGCAATACGATAGTCTAAATCGTGAACATGAATAATACCTTTTTGATGAGCGTCTTGTACATCTCTTGGTAAAATGTACTTGTTTACAAGATGTCTACTAATTTCACCGGCAGCCAAATCTCTTTGAGTACTTAGAAGTTTTGCATTCTTATTTGCATTTTCTACGGACGCATCTGTTTCCTTCTGCTCAAACAATGCCATAATATTCTTCTCAAGGTCATTGAACTTATTGTCTCTTAATTTGCCTTTTAAGAAACGATAATTAGAGTACGCCTTTGTTAATGCGAAACTAGCGTTGTCGTAGAGTTCTTCTTCTACCATATCCTGAATATCCTCTACTGAAATTTCTGTATCTTCAGGAATGCGACTTACAACAGTATCAACCAGTTCTGCGATTTCTTCTTCTGTAAGTCTGTTTTCACGGCTAACCTGCATATTAGCCTTTTCGATTGCTGAATTTAATTTTTCAGGTTTAAATTCAACTTCGTTGCCATTTCTTTTAATTACTTTTATCATTTTACTCTCCTTGGCATAAGTTCTGCTATGCCTAATCTTATATTTACTAAAAGCGAATGGTTTGCCTATTTCACCTCACAGTCTAATTTATCCCAATCACTAATAGAACGTAAGTCTTGTGGGGTGCTTATGTTGCGTAAGTCAAGCCTTCTCTGGTTTTCTGAACCAGCATATTTTAATAGTAAATTACGCTTTGATAGAACAAAAGGACCATCAATCAAATAATCAATATTACATAAAATATCTTCTGTGTATTCAGTGTAATCCCTGAATGTCTTATCTAGTAGACTTTCAATTCTTCTACCGGTCCATATCCATATGTCTTTTGTATCACCAAATTCTGCTCTGAAACGCTGAATAATCTTTAAGACCTCTTCTTGATTTTCTTTTTCAAGTGGGTCTCCACCAAGTAATGATAGACCTTTAATATATGGCTTTTTACAGTCTTTAATTAGTTCATCTAAAACCTCATCTGTAAATCTATCACCATAATCTAATGCCCAAGTTTCTTCATTAAAGCAACCCTTACAATGTAGCGTGCAACCTGATACGTAAAGGCTGACTCTAATACCATCACCGTCGGCGGTGTCATGTTGTCTATAATCACTATAAAACATATTTCTTCTCCTAACTAAAAAGGACTATAATAGTCCTAATACGATTGCGTTTGATATTGCATGCATTCCGATTGATACATACAAGTTGTCTGTCTTTCTGTAGAAGTAATGATAGGTAGTAGCATTTACAGTTGTTATAATTGCTGGATAAAATGCCGTATATAAATCAGTACTCTTTTGTATATGAAGTAAACCAAACAGAACAATCGAAGCAACAATAGACGATTTGTTCTGTGGTAAATATCTAAATATATATTCCTCTGTTAAAGGCGCCATCACGCAAGACAGAAGAATACCTACAAAGCCATATGACTTGGCAAGTATCTTTACTTTTTGTTCTTCTATTGGTTTTGGTAGTACATATATCAAGAAACCACTAACTGCCATGTGCACTAAAAGACCGATTACGATATATAGCGCCACTCTTTTATTTAATTCTGGTTTAGGAAATTTTCTTTCATCTCTATAAAATAGATAAATAATACCCATAAATAGAACAGAGAATAATATATGCCTAAATGGGGCAGGTCCTATCGCCATTACAGACGACAGGACATAACTCGTAAGAACAATAAATATATATTTTGATGTTGCTTGCATTACTTGCCTGCCTTAGCAATAAGAGCCATCTTGACAAAACACATCTCATACAACACACGGTAGTCAATCGTCTTGCTTGCAATAGCATGGAATGTCTTTTCTAATTCACCAGTTAGTTTAATAAGCATGTTAAGATTTGTAAGTTTTGTTAAATCTTGATAAGGTATTCCAGATTCTACCTCAACTCCTGAAAGCATTAACATTAAATCTACAATAACCTTATACAATACTTCTGCGGTTGAGTGGAAATTCGCTCCGGATTCTGACATCGCTTTTGTTGTTTTGTAAATATTGATTACATCACCATGTAAGATATTTTCTAACAACTGTCTTGAATAAGAAGCACTAATAACACCACCGTTTACCAAGTTTTCTAGGTTACTAATAGCATCTCGGATTGAACCACCACTATTATGAACACAGTTAAAGAAATCTTCTTTGGTAAACTTTTTATCTTTGATTCCTTGCAGAATGTCTGGCTCTTTTTTAGCGATATTCTGTAGAACTGTTAGAATTTCGTTCGGTGTCGGTACTCGTAAAGAGAACTGTTGCATACGGCTCTTAATTGACTTAGGAATTCTATCAGGCTCTGTTGTACAGCAGATAAATAGTGAGTCTTGGTTTGTACTCTCCAAGTCTGTGAGGATAGATTCGAAGGCTGCCTTAGAACAGTTGTGGAACTCGTCTAAAATAAATACCTTCTTCTTGATTGGTTGTGATACAAAAGACTCTGCCATAATCTTTCTGACATCTTCTACACTAGCATTCGCCATAGACACCTGTTTGACGCCGATAAGAGAATCATTATCAATAGCCTCTGTGATTTCATCTTCAATCGGATTTAAGTCATCATCTAATTTATGGCAGTTCAGCACTTTTGCAATTAATAAAGCAAGCGTTGTTTTACCTGTGCCTGCTAAACCACTGAAAATATAGCCTGTAGGTATCTTGTTTGATGCAATAGCATTTTTTATCGGTGTAATAATCGCCTCTTGACCGATAATGTCTTCCCATCTTTTCGGTCTGTATTTTTTGTATAACTCAATGTATCTGTCCATACTATTCATCTCCGTACTCTACATAGTCATTTAATCTGTCTGTAATAATCTTAGGTGGGTATGCTCTACCTAAACCACATAAATAAGTTGCCCATGAGTTATATTTACCTGGCTTGAATGGGAAGGTATAGTCGTTTGCAATACACTCTTCTAAAATACTATCTGCTTTTTCACAGTCTGCAATTACTTGCTCTCTAACTTTTGGATTATGACAGTCAACATTGACAATCTGTGGAACTTCTGCACAAGGGAATATCAAACATGCACTATCTACTTTCATACCTGCTTGCTCTAAGAGCATCGTATAAAATGTCTGCTGCCGCCAGTAATCGAATGGGTTATTATCACTAGGTGCCTTACTAGGGTCATAGTCATGGATTTTTGCTCCTGTTTTCCAGTCTTGAACGATTAAGCCATAGTCACCCTCAACAAGTTTATCAATAAATCCTAAGCATGTTCTTTTAGCGTTACCAATCTTACCTGTAACAAACAATTCTAAGCCTTGCTTTTGTTCTCCCATAAGGAACACAGAGGCAATCTTTTCATCTTTTGCACCACTAAGCCATGTGTTTTTGTAACCTTGTATTGCTCGATTTAGCCAGTCTTTGTTTTCCTGTCTTTCAAGCATGTGTGGGTATTTTTCTTTTGTTACTGATACAGCGACTGCCGACAAGTGTTTAAAATCTCTGTTCACTGACGCTAACTTAAAGAACTCTTCCATAATACTGTGGAACCATGTTCCTCGCTCTAATGCATCGACATATCCATCAATACATAGTGGTTCAATATAAGCACCCATTACCCAGTCTCCTGGCGAGTTCAATAATGCACCAACTAAACTAGGCGACAATTTCTTCTTATTGATTTCCTTCCTCAGGTCTTCGTCTAAAACTTGAACACTATTGTTTGCAATTCTAACTTTCTTATTTGTTTGCTTTTCTGTTTCTAAATCAAATAAACTAAATCCCATATTACACCCCCAAAATCTCGCCTAACTCATCGGCAGTATGTTGTGTTGTGTCTATTTCGATAGAGTAATTTTTATATTCTAAGCACTGTGTTTCGCTTGGATGCTTTAACGCCTCTTCTGAAACAGTAATCTTATCTCTATCATATAGTCGCTTTAACCGAACTTCTAACGGTGCTTTTAATAAAACCGTAGTGGCTCCGATAGATTGTAACATCTCTAACTCGTTGATAAAGCGTGCGTCTGTAATATACGTTGCTATACCATTAGAAATATTTTCTTCAATCTCTGCCTTAACAATATCTACCCAATAACTATCTTTTTGTTGTCTGCGGACCTCTGTCCCCCAGTATTGTAATAAAAATCTTGTCGCTGGCGTTCTATCTCTTGCTGTAAAGTTTGGATGAATGTAGTCCTCTTCAAGAATTGCATTCTTTAGTTTGCTGATGTGAATACAGTTTACTTTCATTGCTTGTGAAATCTCTGCCACACCTTCATTGTTTCTTACTCGTTTAATTAACTCGTCTACTTCATCCTTTAATGCTTTTGCAAAACTTAAATGCTCTACCTCTATTCCATTCTGGTTGCATAGTTCTTTATATGCTTCACCAAATGTGTCTTTGCCAGCGGCCATACCGCCACTGAATGAAATTGTTTTTACTAACATACTTTCCTCTACCTCTCACTTATTATTATACACATTTTTATACTCAAAAGGCACACATTTTAAAATATGTGCCAGAACGGTTTTAAGCGTGTTTTTACTTAAATGTGATAAGTTATTCAGCCCGTTGGTTTTAGGTCTAAAATAGGTCTAAAAAGTCGCACGGCCGGGGGTATAAAACGGTTTTAAACAAAATAAAAAGAGTGAGAAAAATCTCAACTCTTAGTATATTTAATTAAATACCGACAACAAACAGTGCGAATGCTAGAAATACAATTACTCCTAACAGTACTTTCTTTTGAGCCTTGCTTAAATCTAAGAATAGAACCGTATAAACTAATACAGACAACAATACATAGAGCAGGATGTGCAATAGCACCGATAACAACGTAATTAACATGAAAATATTACCCCTTTCGCTTTACAGTAAAAGCATATACTACCCATGGCTTTCTGTCAAGTGCATACTCTTATGATTGTCAATTAATATCTTCTGTAAGATGAACTCCTGAACTTCGTATAAGAAAGAACAGTCTATGTCTTCTACATCTTCAAAGTTCAGATAACAACCACCATCATAATCTTTTAATGATAAGTTGATAATTAAATTTTTTGCCAACTCTCTATTTGTATTAAACAACTTAGGAACATCATGTGCTGGTTCTAAAAAATATTCTCCTGTATCGCCATCAAGCATTTCTATATAGACTGTGCCTGGATTACTGGTCTGAAAAACAATCTTAGTATCATAAGGATAACCAAGTTCTGTTAGTCTATCAATCAGAGATTTTAAATAAACAACTAACTTCCACTGCCCTAAAAGGTTATATACAAAATCTAATGTGATTTCATCAGGAGAGCAAACAATTATTTTATCATCCTCGACCTTTACATTCAGGTAGTATTTCTTTAACTTCTTTAAAATGTATTCAACATTAGGGTCAAACTTATTAATCGTACCATTATTAAACATGATAATAAATTCTTCCAGTGTATTAAAATACTTTTGTTTTGAGATAATGCGCCTGATTTTGGTATCAAACTTCTTTGCAAAAGGCATTAAAGCCTGCATAACTAATCACTCTCCCTAAACATATAGGAAATAGGCTTTTCATTAGACATATCATCGTCTACCTCACAACTCAAGGCAACTCTCTTTTCTACTCCTGCAACAAACTGGTTCTCTTCTGAATAACATAGCACCTGCTTGTCATCTTTATTGTAGATTAACACAAACTGGCCGTCTGCATCCTCTTTTAAGGTTAAATCTACATAAGGATATTCTAAAGAGTATGATTGCACAATCTCTTGCCCAGACTTTGTTGGCTTATCTTCTGCTGGTTGTTCATCATCAGCAACTGTCGGTGATTTTAAAATCAATCTTTCAAAGTTTTCAAAATCTTGTTTCTTAGGACCTTCTGTCGGTTGTGTAACTGTTGGGGTCTTTGCAGTACTTGTGAAATGACTGACAACAAAATAACCAATACCTGCAAGAACAACAATAGAGACTAAGGCAATAATGCCAATTACAACACCTTTCTTCAACTTCTTTGGTGTCTTAGCCTTTTTGCTTTCCCTTTCTTTTACAATTTCTTCTAATGCCTCTGCCTCTTCCTCTTCTGAATATTCGACTTTAGGCTGAACAGGCACGACTACTTGAGGCTCTTGATAAGCCTCTTCATAGTCTGTATCTTCGTCAGTATTGTACCCATCTTCAATATCTTGGAACTCATCTGTAATGTCTTCTACATCTACCGGCTCAATAATATCTTCTTGCTCTTCATGTTTGACAACCGGTTCGGGAATAGTGTTTTTAGTTAAATCTTCCACAGATGGTAAATTCATTATCTTTTTTGCCATTTTACAACTCCTTACTTAATCAGTCTAAGAGCGGCTGCAGATACATAAATTTGGTCGATTTCAACGGTCTTCCACATATCATCTTTCACCGAATAGAACTCAACTAATATATCAATAAGTTTACCACCAGACATTTTCGCCTGCTCTGTTTCTTTGTTGACCAGTTTCTGGAAAGCAGGTAGATTTTTAGTTTTATTCTTATCTACCACAATTCTTTCTAAAATTTGATTATTCTTAGACACTTCTACAGGTTCAATGTCACCAATCATCATACTACCTCTAAAGCCCTTAGTGTATGTGAGTTTATAGATTGTATTGAATTTCTCTGGCTTATCTAAAGGCTCTAATGCATCGAAGAACGATTTTTTCTTATCGTCTGTTAGTCGTAGGAGTTTATATGCTTCTTGTCTGTCGCCGTTTGTTTTTTCCATCGCTGTTCCTAACAAGATTCTATTAGTAACCATGGTAGGTAACTTAATTTCTGCTTGAGAGACACCATTATTGGCGATACCAGTAATAAGAGTTTTGCCAGAACGTGTTTTCTTTTGTGCAACTGATAAGAAGGTGATGTATTGAGTACTATCACACTCTTTTAAGTCTTTTGTTTGGACGATGTCCTGACCGTCCTGTGTTTTTAGACCATCTAAAGGATTGCCTGATAAATAAGCCCCTAATGCCTGACCTTCATTAGCCATCTTTTCGAGTATTGGCCATTCCTCATCGTCTAATTCAACCATACTGATTGCCTCTTCGCCAACCATAGCGAATAAACTAGCAACATTATTCTTCTTGCGTTGTACGCTCTTAACCAACTTTTCTGCGTTATCGTAAATAGATTTTCTTGTATTACCGAAACAGTCTAAACAACCAGAACATGCCAGAACTTCAAGAACAGATTTTGACACAATGTCTTTGTTTCGGTTAATAAAATTCATCAAATCTGTATATTTGCCATTACGCTCTCGTTCTAATATAAACGCCTCTAAAATAGATGTCGGTACTTTCTTGATGTTTGAGATACTATAGACAATATTCTTCAGGTCAGACGTAGGTGAAATAAGCAAGTCAGATTCATTAATATTTGGTGGTAATATCTCTATACCGTTAGAACGGGCGTCTTCAATATACTTTGCTACCTTGTCTGGATTATCTGCATACATTCTCAAGGCTGCTGTTTCCCATAATACTGGATAATGAACCTTTAAATATGCTGACTGATAACTGTTTAAAGCATAAGATACGGCATGTGACTTATTAAAACCATACTGTGCAAATCCTAATAACTGTGCCCAGAACTCATTAACAGTACTTTCCGAACATTTGGTATTCTCAATGATACCCTTTTTAAACTTAGGTTCAAGCATGTTTAGAATTTCAATCTTTTTCTTACCCATTGCCTTACGCATCTTATCGGCTTCTTTTGATGTGAAACCGGCTGCCTCTTGTGCAATCTTCATAACCTGCTCTTGATAAATAATTGCGCCAAGAGTGTCCTTCGTTAATGTGTCAATCGGCGTACCAATAAATTCCCTACTGAATGGTATACGTTTGGACGGGTCATTCTTTCTGACCGCAAAATCATCATGCAAACCTAAACTCATAGGGCCTGGTCGATAAATAGCCGTAATTGCAGGTAGTTCTTCAAACTCTGACGGCTTAACCTTTGTAAGCATGGTTCTTACACCCTGTTCTGCGAACTGGAAGATACCACTTGTCTTAGCCTTTTGGAACATCTGATATGTTTTCTTATCGTCTAATGTGCCATCAATGATTTTAGACATATCAATATGTTTGCCAGTGTATTGTTCGACCAATTTTACTGTGCTACTAATCAAGTGTAGTGTGTCGAGTCCTAAGAAGTCCATCTTGATTAAACCAAGTGATTCTGCCTCAGGATATTCAAACATTGAAACTTGATAAACAATACTCTTATCCCTAGGGTCTTCTTTATAAATTGTAGGCACTGTGTCTGAAATCTCTTTGCATGAAATTAGTACTCCACAAGCGTGGACACCTGTACCAGATGTTCTACCTTCTAGTTCGCTTGCCCTTTTTATGATTTCTAGCAACAATGGGTTTAGTTTTAGTCTTGCACTTTCATATGTTTCATTCTTCTCATCAAGTACGTCTTTTAATGTGTCTTTTGAAACTGCTTCTGGTAGTAATTCACTAAAACTGTTGACCTCCTGTGGTGGTATGCCATAAACTCTTGCTACACATCTAAATGCATTTCTTGCACCATAAGGCATTCTCGTGATAATGTGTGTAATATTATTTTCACCGTACTCTTCTTGACAATGCTTAAATACAAGCGGTCGTACTTCTGGTTCAAAATCTGTATCTACGTCAGGTGCAGCCCCAATATCTATAATCTTATAATCTGTGACTGTTTTACCATCAACTGTGTCACCAAGTTTGATTGTATATGTGTAATCATCCTTGTTATTGATGTCTTTAACGGTTGATACCGGGATTTCTTCAAAAGAATTGTCATCGTATGTAATTCTTGCAATCGCTGAACGGCCAGGTGACAAGAAACGGTCAAACATTAAATCATAACGAACGGGGTCTGTTTTATGAATACCTAGAAGCCTTGCAATACAACTACCACCTGCTGAACCACGCCCACAACCTGTTGGGTAGCCGTTATCTTCTGACCATTTGATGTACTCTCGTACAACTAAGAAGTAGTCTATAAAGTCGTTTGAGTGGATAACCTCTAATTCGTTCTTAATTCTCTTCTTCCACTCTGCCTGAACCTCTTTGGGCTTATCTGCAACAATCTTATCCCAGCCTTCTTGAATTAATGCTTTAAAGTAGGATAAACTATCTTGAAAAGGTGCTGGAATATGAGGAACAGGGCGCAAACCTAATTGATATTCTAACTCAACCTGCTCAATCATATCTACAATAGCCTGGTTATTAATAATCGCCTGATTCAGGATTTGCTTTGGCACATCTGTAACGTTTTCTTTTACATAACCGACTAATTCCTGTGTTGATTTTAAGTAATGCTCATTGCAGAACAGAGCAGGTCTCAAACCACCACGTGTTACAGGTGTCTCTTGTAAACTGTAATTCTTAATTAATGCCATATTGATTTCAGACATTTCAAAATCTGTATCGTATGCATAGAATGTAGGATTTGTTAAGACTAAAGGAGTATTTGTTCTTTCTGACAATCTTGTAACAGACTGGCTAATATTTCTACGATTTCCTTTTAGCAATGTAAATTCTAAATATACATCTTTAACTTTGTTTTTAAATTCTGACAAAAACTGCTCGGTTGGTTCTTTTTCATATGTATGTACAATCGCAACAATATTGTCTGTCTGCTTAATGTCTGTGGTTGTTAAGAAAGGCTCGTCTAAATTATTCCTTGTAGATTGTGTTAGTAACTTACATAATTCATGGTAACCATTAATGTTCTTTGCTAAGAATGTAATATTGTGTTTTTCAACTGTGAGGGTTACTCCGACAATCGCTTTAATATCATTTGCCTTACACTTCGTCAAGAACTTAAAAATACCCATCATTGAGTTGGTGTCTGTTAATGATAAAGTTTTAATACCCTTTTGCTTACAAACACTAATATATTCATCAATAGTGCCATACCCGATATGAACACTATAATCACTATATACAATTAAATTGCTAAATTCCATATTTGCTCCTTTTCTCTCACTAATATTATACAACAAAGACCCGCTATTTAGACAGGTCTTGTTTGTTTGTATATAGAATTACTCCGAATACAATTTCTATTGTGAAATAAATTACAATGTAAATGAAAGAATTTACAGACTTTGTTAAATATGTAAATAACAGTAATGACAGAACGATTAAGATACTCACTAAGACAGTAATTAATAGTCGTTTTGACTTAACATTAAACTTGTCCATCAATAACTCATTTACAAAAGCAATAGATATTGTTAAAGGTATAAAAGTTGCAAGTAATGATAACTGCAACATGCTTTCAAATTGTAATACAAGCATAGCGACCACAACTTCATAGATAAACAGCCACATCAAATAAAATACGCCGTGAAAGAAGTTTGAAAACATCATAGAGCCTGTATATACAACAAATATTCCTAAAAATACATACTGAATACCATTTGTATTAGTCTGAAATGCTGAAATTGTAAGCCCTAGCAAGGCAATCATCACAAGGATTTTAAGAAAAGAATTATTTAGAAACTTCTTTACCAGTGCTGCCAAAACCGTTTGCTCCTCTTTCTGTTTCTGATAATTCATCTACCTGTGTGAATTTTGCCAAGCATGGAACAACTACAATCTGTGCCATTCGCTCTCCCGGCATTAAGAATTTAATACTATCTGAATGATTATGAATTTTCACTTTGACTTCTCCACGATAATCACTATCAATTACTCCTACAGAGTTGGCGAGTGTACAGTCAAACTTGAAACCTAGTGAACTTCTCGCAAATACTAGCCCAACATATCCTTCTGGTATTTCGACATAAAATCCTGTTGATACAACTTCTGACTTTCCTGGCACCAGCGTGATAGGCGTACCACCATTATGAAACAGGTCTAATCCTGCTGAACCTGTTGTCTGTACCTTAGGCGCCTCAAATTCGCCAATATATTTAAACTTTACTTCCATCTAATTACTCCTTTACTGTTTTGAATTTCATGTAATATATCAGTTAAGAGAACCTTTTTGGGGGTTCTCTTTTAAACTAATGTTTAATTACTTTGGTTTTAACCTTTCTTGCCTGACGAATTAACTTGTCAACACATTCGCCAACTAGAACATAAAAATCTGAACCGTAAACCTTTGCATGTAGAGTTGCTTTATTTGAGATAACTGTTCCTTCTAATTTAAAGCAATTATCTTTCTTATGCTCTACCTCAAAACGCACCTCTGTGTCATTGTTTACTACAATTGGAAATGACTCTAATGACAGTGCTTTCTTTTCGACAGCCTCATACATTGCCTCTGTCACTTCTCCATCTCGATTAAAAATTACAATTCTCATAAAATTATACCTTTCCCTTTTTGTCTCTCATATCTTCTAAACCGACATAGTACGCTTCAATCTCATCTGGTGTTGGTTTTGTGTAATACACAGCCCACACAACTACAGATAATAGTAAACCCGCTATAAATGTGTAGTATGGTGATTGCGTTGGAATTAAAACTAAGAATAAGATACTTAAAATACCAACCACAATTAATGACAAGTTTACTCGTTGCTGAAACGACAGGTCATTCAGCCATGCTAGTTTTGATACCTTATCTTCTTTTTGCTTTTTAATAACTATAATACTATATGCGAATGTAAATGTAATGAAACCAACACATAGGGCAACAATGCTTCTAATTGTTGTGAATATAAAATTCCACGGTAACACGATATCTACAATTATACTAACACCACAACCGAGTGCGATTGACATTACCAATAAAGCGAAAAACACTTTCTTGTTGCCTTTATTCACCTTTGTCTTGATGAAAGATAAATACTTAAATAAAATCTGCATACGCTCACCTACCTCTCTATACCTAAGAAGTTGTATGCATCTTCTAGGGCCTTCTTTTTCTCTGGCGATTTATATATCTTCTCTGCCTCCATTTGGGCAGCCTCTACCAACTTTGTATGTTCGTTGATATCACAGAATTTCAGGTTTGTTTCACCAGACTGACGAGTGCCAAGAATATCACCAATATCACGTGTTGCCATATCAGCCAATGCAATCTGAAAACCATTATCACTACGCACCAGAGCGTTTAATCTAGGATTATCTGCTTTACCGTCATTTACTAGATAACAGTATGATTGAAGATTGTTACGACCAACACGTCCTCTAATCTGATGAAGAGGGCTTGCCCCAAATCTATCTGCACCTAGAATAACCATAACGGTCGCCTCTCGAATATCAATACCTACTTCTACGATAGAAGAGGCAACCAACACGTTAAAATCACCATCTCTAAATTCTTTTAGTGTCTTTTCCTGTGTCTCTCTCGATTGCTTACCAGTTACAACTTTATACTTCACATCGTTCGCATATAACAACGGTAAGTGTTTCAGTGCTTTTTCAACCTTTGCGGTAGAGATATATTGCGTATCTTCATCAACTGCAGGAGCAACAATAAACATCTTATGACCTTGTCTTAATTCATTAATGATATTTGCCCATACATCAACACATTTTCCACTCAAGAAACCTTCACTATTCACTTTTAACAATTCTGTCTTGATAGGTATTCTGTCCTGAGGTTTTTCTTCGATTGTGATTAAATGCACATCACCAAAGAATGATGTTGCAACTGTTCGAGGAATCGGTGTCGCTGTTTGAGAAATTAAATCAGGCACTTTACCATCTTCTCTGGCACCTAGTAAAACTTCTCTTTGTGCCACGCCGAATTTCTGTTGTTCGTCAACCACTACAAGTCCTAAGTTATGAAATTTCGGTACAATCAAGACGCTTTGTGTACCTACAAGAATATCTATCTCGCCTGACTCTACCTTGTCGTAAATTGCCTGTTTTTCTTTCGCTTTTGTCTTACCTGATAAATACGCTATAACAGGCTTATGTTCTAATGGTTCCAAGAACTTCTCAAAAGTATTAAACAACTGCTGGGCTAAAATTTCTGTAGGTGCTGTCAATACGCTCTGATAGCCACAATCTACATTGTATAAGCATGCCATCTGGGCACATATAGACTTACCTGCACCAACATCGGCTGATAATAATATCTTCTCCGGTGTAGGCTTCTTCATAGCGTCCATAATCTCTTGAATAGCATTACTCTGACCGTTTGTCAATTTAAATGGTAATTTACCGTATGCCTCGTTTGTATAATTTGTCTTACCTGTAGGTATCTTGCTTAGTCCGATAGCCTCTTTACTATTCACTCGTCTATCTAAGAATACAAGTTGCAGATAAAGCAACTCAATATAGGCTAACTTATCAATCGTATCAATATAGTTTGTTACATCTTTTGGAAAGTGTAAGTCATATAGTAGTTCCCATAAAGAACTATCCATGTTAATATACGAGGCTAGGTCTTTACCGTCAAATCTGGTAAATACTTCTTGTACGCATTGTGTGAGCACCTTTGATGTAATCTTATTTGAAGGGCTTTGTTTATATACGGGAATAATTGGCATACTCTGTACATCTGTTTCAGAAAAGATATTCTGACCATTTGCCTTATCTCTTGCGATTCTAACCAATTGCACGATTACTACATCACCAGGCTTATACAGTCTACCTAAGTAAGCACCGCCAAAGAATGTTGCTTCAAGTGTTCTTTTACTTTCTACATCCTGTAATTCAAAATACGCTTTACCATTAGAAACAATAATGTTTCCAATAATACACTTTACAAACACTGACTCACCAAATGGACAGTGTGACCATGATTCAGTTCTTCTTCTATCGACATACTTTACAGGTCGCTTAAACAGTAATTCGGCTGCATTTGTGTAACCTAACTTATCAAAACCCTCTGATTTAATCTTGTAACCATAAGCAACGGTAGACAATTCTGACAAATCAACAGACATAATATCCCTCATCGTGTTATATGAAGTTAATGGTGTCTTGACAATATCTTCCAGTTCTTCACTCACACGAAAACTAGGTAAGTATGGATGTTTCCATGATGTCAACATTCTGTACGATTCATATAGCCTACTGAAAGGAATCCTATACGTATCACGCATGATATTGGTTGCACCCAAAATATTTAAAACTCGAATATAAGACTCGATAGGTGGTATTTTCACCCCAACGTAGCCGTCTGCAAACTTAAACACCTCTGGTTGTGGTACTTTTTCTGCCTGCTTTTTAATCAACAACAACTCATTATCTAAAAAATCAACATCGTTACGGAATTTCTTTACAAAATTAAACGTTGCAAAACAGTTATTACTATAAACAGGAAAAACATACTGGTAAGTACCCAACATGTGTTCATCTTTTAAACCAACAAATTCCTTTAAAATTAAGAAACTTAAAGGTCTCTGTGTTCTAATCGTAATATGTTCACCTGTAGTATCTAATCTTACCTGTATGTTCTTTTCCATAATATATTAACCTCTCGCTACTTCTAATAGTTCTAATAAAGGCAACATCTTATCTAGCACGTTGTCTGGTAGCGTTTCAATACCCTTAGTCAAACTCTTCTTTGCTAGAATAGCACTCATACTTTCGTCATAAGTATATGATGGGTTGTAGCCCTCTACTAGTTTTGCTAAACCACTGATATCCTGCATCTCAATAACTGCAAACGCAAGGTCTGTTGTGCCTCTTAAACTAAACAACTCTTTCAATTTCAAGATGTTGTCAGAGTATGCCTTGTCAATAGTTATTATACAACTTATTAACCCAGAACGACTATCCTCATGCATAATATTTTGAATATATGAAAGCGTTTCTGCGTCATAGGCTTTTAATAGGTCGCTAATCACCAAGACTTTCTCTACTAGAGGTTTAATATTTGTTACCGGCTCGTTCTGTGTGTTTCCGGACGTTTCTGCAATTTCTTCGACATCTTCTGCAACCTCAACGTCACCGCTCTCTAAGGCCTCTTCCGGCTCGTCATAGACCTCTTCGCCCGTATGCTCCTCGACTTGCTCACTATTCTTCTGCATATCTATCGCAGAATCGCTGTTCTTTGCGGCCATCTCTAATCTTTCTCTAAGTGATAGTGTCATATTTTAATCTCCTATTACGGCCTCAACAACAGAGGCAACAATACTAATCTCTAAACTTACAACCAATGCGTTAATAAATGAAAAATGAATACCAAAATAACCGAATAATAGTTGTGTCAATAAGGTATTAATCACAAAAGAGAACAGTCCTAATGTGAAGATATTAACAGGCAGAGAAAAGAAACGTACAAGAGGCTTCACTACCTTTACGAAACATGTATAGCATAGCCCTATTATTAAATATGTTGTTAAGCCTTGAATACTAAATGTGTGAAAGAAATAATCTAGTCCTAAAATGGTCAATGTGATTGCTATAAATGATTTCATTTCTTAAATACTCCTTTTTTATACATGATGAAACCTGCACCAGATATGGCTCCGATGACTACAGTACCAAGTATTACAGGTAATAGTAAACCATTATTCTGAACAGAAATGGTTTTCTTTTCTTTTGGTGAGAGAACAGCCTTAATATCTTCCTCAATCGTTTCTGTGACAGGTAAGTTATTTTTGAACACATCTGCCTCGTCTTTACTTAGATTAAAAGAACCGTTATCAATACCTTTTGTTAGTAGTTCTTTTACGTTATCTTGATTGTTGATGTCTGCCTTTCCTAATTCATCTGTATCTGTAAAGACTGAATAATTGATTGATACAGGTTTATCTAGCAACTCTTTGCCCTCTACCATAACGATATTATAGCCTGTCTTTGTAACAAAACGGTGAGGCTTAACGTATAGTACTGCCGTATGGTAGTCGTTGCTCACAGAACCTACTCTGTATTCTTGTTCAACTTCTTTATCAACTAACCAGCCAACACTCTGCTCTGACGAAATAGCGATACCTACTGTCTGATTTGTGTTGTTATAAATCTTAATATCAACTGCTCCTGTTAAGTTATCATTATCTAATGCTTTACGCTCTACTTCAATTCTAACCCCGTCTGTTGGGATATCGACTTCCTCTGCGTTGACATTATATGACAATGTGAACAGGAACAGTATACTTATTAATAATTTCTTTACCATAATTACTACTCCTTGTGTACTTCTTATATCAAAAAAGGCTCAATGAAGAGCCTTATTCTACATGCATAACAGAAACACCGACAGTAATGAAAATTGTGTCATCAACTGAATATGTATTATCTGCACCCTTAACTAGGGATTCAATCTTTAAAATCTGGTTACCCCTGTTGCTACCGTAATTCACTCTAATTTTATCAGCAATATAACCGACTAAGATATTGAGTGTTACTGCACCAAACTCGACAACTGTACGATTGTCTCCTGTATTTGCGTCAAGCGTAATATCAATCGTATCATGATTTGTATTACGGAATTCAATCTTGTCCCCTTTGATATTTAGCCAAATCTGGTTACTGTCAGGGCTTAAACGTGTCATGGCTTGAATAGCATACTTAAACTCTTCAATATTTGCAGTAAATGAGTTTTCTGTGGCCGCTGTCTCCTTAAATACGCCATATTCTAAAGGCTTCATATTAGAGAATGAAACAAGATGTAAAATATCGTCCTCGTTATAGAAACCAAAGCGTGATTTGTTATGAATTAACTTAACCATGGCACCTGGTGTAAATGTATTAAGCAAGACACCAACCTGTGCTGGCTTTAATAACACATGGAACGCTTCTCCATTAAAGTCACATGTCTTTTCTACTAGGCCGAATGTGTTGGTTGCAACGATGTTTAACTTATCACCAGTTGAGATAATGTTTAAACATGAAGCAGGGTGATTTTGTAGTACACTATCTGTTGATAAGAGTTTTGATAACTCACTAATAATCTTGATGAACTCAACGCCTGTTACTGTACCATACTCTTCTGTCGCAGTATCTACCTTTGCAATAGGGGCATCAATTACTGGCACCTTAAACTCTGACGAACCGACCTTGATAGTCACAATATCGTCAATTTCTAAGCGTAAAGCCTCTTCGTTTACGATAATTAGACTTGTTGCTGTCTTTAATTGGTTGCCTGAAATACATAATTCGATTGGTTCTACTGTGTCGTCTGCAACAAACGGAACCTTTCCTGCGATAACAGAAGAGGCAGAGTTATAAGATAGACCTAATGTGTTATCTGCTCCTACTGTTAAAACCAACTGGCTTGATAGGTCTTTACCTACGCCTTTTGTTACTGTCTTTGCTAAGTTTACAAACTGTGCTGTGTTTACCTTTAAAATCATTCTTTATTCTCCTTTTTTCTGTATAATTGAAAACGCATACTTCTTTGTACTATCTATGTTGAAGTCAAAAACACAATTCCTTGATGTCAAACCCTCGTCTGATGACGATAAGACTATATTAATATGAGGGTTGCTCTTACAATAATTGGAGAACGCCTCTCTGAATTGTGATACTTTTACTGAATTTGTTTCTGGCCCAACTCTGTAACAATCTAGTATCATTAATAACTGTGTCTTTTTATCAAATAGTGTGGTTTTGTTAAACTCTGCCTCTGGTCTTGCCCACATCGCTTCGATACATTGTTCCATTGTTACAATTTTCACACTCTCTGGGCTGATACCTACATTAATCAGGTGTGTTGCTAAATCAAACGCTTTTAATTTATTCTTAATAATATTATTTGAGAATACTGCAATCCTCAACGTGTTGTTTCTGCGTAATGTTTCTCGTACAAACCTGTCTGTGCTTTGATTGAATTTAATCTTTGCGTATTGTCCGTACCCTTTTAAATTTAAGAGTGCTTTCCACTGTAATAAATTATCTAAAATGTCTTGTTTACTCATCGAACCACCAATCCATTTCACCAATATCTAATTCTTTATACTCTTGCTTTCTTGTTTCTGCTATTACATCTGCAAATTCACCGTTGTTGATACGCATATTAATAACTGAAACATTCCAGTCTGTTAGTTGCATTCCTGTTTGTGCAATAACAATCATAATATCTCTAAAATATTCTTCTGACATATCACCAGAGAGTACGTATTTCGTATACAACTCTCTTATTTTTCTCTTGGCGACTGCTATATTTGTGCCTTTATCTGTGGAATGAATTATTTTTCCTACAGTATCGGCAAACTGGTAAATATTAGAACGTTTATCAGAGCATGTATCTTCTTGGAAGTCTCTTGTTTTTGCATTTTGCAACAATGCTTCATCATCTGCAAACAATGACTTTTTAACTTGCTTTTCTAACTTATGTCCCATCAGTCGAACGCTCCATCAAATACGTCAATATCTCCGTCTTCATCATCGAAGGCCTCTACATTTTCTGTCCATAATGGTTCTTCTACATCGCTACCTGATGATGCAACCTCTACAGGCACATCTTCACCACCGAACCCTGCTAGGTCTTCTTCACTAGCATTGTCTAACATCTGGTTCTTAGCCAACTCGATTGGGAATGACATAAACTTACCTGTTTGGCCACCACGGTTCTTTTCTAAAAGTACAGTCATTTTTTTCTCAATACTATCATCATGTAAGTCTCTATGTAAGATTAACGCTACATCACTATCGTTGGCGATATCACCAGCGTCTTTAATATCTGACAAGTGAGGCATAGGGTCCTCATCACCTCTACGCTCACGATTGACCTGTGCAAGAATAACGATAGGTATTCCTAATCGTCTTGCCAAAATCTTAAAAGTTCTTGACAGCGTTGCCATTTCTTCTCGTTTACTTCTTCCAGAGATGGAAATTAAACCTAGATAGTCAATAAATAAAACATCTAAACCGTCTGTTTTCTTTTTTGTGTATGCCTTTGCGGTAATTTTATCGAGTGTTAGTCCCGGCTCATCATCAACAACTACATCCCAGTTTGAGATGCTATCAAAAGCCGTTGCAATCTTCTCTTTAGCAAAGTCGTTAGAAGATGCTTTTGTAGGCGATAAATCACTTAGGAAAATATCATTACTGTATGCAACCATACGCTTGATAATATCTGTTTCATCAACTTCAAGCGAAATGTACATTACTTTCTTTCCTAGACTGGCTGCGTGGGCTGCCCAGTTGGTTGCCATGACAGTTTTACCAACAGATGTTCTAGCCGCAATCGTCACTAACTGCCCACTACCGATACCACCATCTTTCAGATATCTATTTAACTGTGTCCATGGTGACGGGATAACCTCTGCAACAGGAGCAGTTGGGTCTAATGCTTTATCAGCAATCGCTCTGAACTTGTCAGCAAAAGGTACAGTATTATTATTACTTGTAATACTTGTGTTCGCATCTTCAAGCGTTGTGACCATCTGAATTAAACCATCTGACGGTTCTGTTGCACCATTTAAGATATTCTCAACGACTTTGTTCGCCTCACTTGAAATACGTTTAACAACCTCGTATCGCTGGAGACGAGTAGCAACGCTCAATAGAGAAGTGTAACATGGAGAAACGATAGTATGTATATCTTCTTGAGACAGGCTCTCTCCACCCTGTCTGACAGCGTCTATAATATCGTCAAGGGTTGCATGATTATTTTCTTCATTTTCTTGTGCTTTTTCTTTCAGGCATGTCCATGCTAATTCATACTTTTTATTAACAAACTGGTAGTTATCCAGAATAGACATTACATTTACGATAACTGTCTGTTCTTTTATACCTGCTTGCAAAAGTGTTAGTTCTGCCTGCATTTGTTCCGTTCTCAATTCCATGCAATTCTCCTTGTTCTACTTACCTTTACAGTTATTATTATACAAGAAAAAGACCACTTTGGGTAAGTGGTCGTAATTTTTTAATTAAAATTGAAACGAAGTGTTGCTTCGACAGGTGTTGCTTTTGTGTAAGTATCATAGATACCAGCGTTTCTCAATGCTGTTGTATCAACAATTTGCTTATCAAACTCTGGCACATACACAAACTTCATACCGCAAGATGAGTACTCTGTAAGGTTACTATCCTTCATAGATATAACTAATCTGTTCTTAACTTCTTTTTCTGTCGCTTCTAGTTGTTCTTTCTTTTGCTTTAAATCTCTTAACTTAGCAAGGGCCTCTCTGCCTTCTGGAGAAAGTCTTCCGTCTGTAATTGTGAACACCACATCGTCAGAAGAGTAGTCTTTTAATGACCTAGCGTAATCCTCTGCTACCCTAGCAAGTCCTTTATCAAGAATATCTTGCTCTGTTTCAATATGTTCTGATACATGAGACGTCTTAAGGAAATCATCATATAGTCCATCTCGCTTTAACGCTTCTACATCTGCGTTGTTTCGCATGCCAGGTGCTATATATGTTATCTTTCCTATCTCATCTGAAAGAGATTTTATTTGCTCTGCTTCTAATGTTCTTAATAACTGTTGTTTGTAATAATTAAATGCAGAGTCAATACGTGCTTTTGTACGTCTAGTTTTTACTAATAGTTGGGATGCTCTTTCTACTCCTTCACTATTATAAACATAAGCGTTGTTGTTAATTGTGGCAAATCCAATCGCTTGGTTTTCGTTTAGTGATTGAAGTTGCTGGTTGAGATTGTCGGCAGCCATCTGGGCACCCTCAATCGTTGTGAAGTGAGCCTCATCACCACCGTAAGGACATGGTCTAACCACTGCCTTGCATATTCTTGGGATGCCTCCCTTACCAATATGGTATTTTGTCATTTTCCTACTCCTTTGGTCTATAGTTATTAATGTCTAGCGATTTGTTCAGTTCCGGCATATCTTGTTTTAGACTTATATCTAAATCATTCATTTCGCCTCTCAACAAACTGGCTAATTCGTCTGTGCTAAGGGACTCTAAGTCGTCTTTCTTATCTGTTTTGGTATCTGACTCTACATTGTTATGATTACCCAGTTCATCAATATTTTTATCACGGATTGGAGTATCTTCTAAAAGAGCGTCTAAACTATAGCCCTGTCTGGCTACCGACTCTCTTACAGGCGTAGTATTGTTTGCTAAGAAGTCTGCGCCGTAGCCCTGCTCTCCTATTTTTTGTTTCAACTGTTCTCTTATGATATCTGCGGTATCACTGTCTAGCATATCATCTAAATACATACCACCATTCTGCTTACGCTCTATTTTTATGTTCTGATATGCCAGTACATCTGCCTCCATCTGTGCTTGCTCGATTGAGTCTGCCATAATATGTGTAGTATATGGGCACTTGCCTTCTTTTGCTCGACAAACACCAATACTGCCATCTGTTCTAATGTGATATTTTGTCATACTCTATTCCTGTCTAGTCCTTGGCGAACTCTGTTGTATCGTTAGGGCCTTCTCTCCACTTGTATCCTTCTTTTTCAAGAGTACATATTATCTTCTGTAGAATCACTGTTGCTTGTCCGTCTTTTAGTTTAATGTTTGCCCATTCAAGTGGCTCTTTTAGAATTTTTGTTGCCCTTTTACCAAAGGCACCTGTTGAGAACTTTGCCCAGTATAGTTTACCACCGTCTGCATTTAAACCGTGCAAGATATCTGCCTTAATATCAGGGTCTTTTATAAATGCATCAGCGATATCATCAGTTGTAAATACATGTTTTGCTTCTTCAAGTCTCTTTATTGCACAATTCCTTACGATTGAACTAAGGTCATCTTTTAAGATTTCTAAACCGTAGTCTTGCTTTGCAACTGCTCTACGAACTAGCGGGCTTGGGTCATTAATAAGTTTGTCTAAATGTTTGCCTTGCATTGCAATCATTGCACGGACATACTCGTCTGGGTCATCTACCAACTTATCTAACCTGTAGCCATTGCGTGCTACAGCCTCTCTGACCTCTGGGCTCCAATCATTAATTAAGACATCTAAACCGTAACCAGACTCTGCACATTCCACTCTCTCGTATTCATAATCGCTGTACATCTTCTTAGTCATGGTTTCATTATATTTATCAATCTGTTTCTGAAACTCACGCTCTGTCATGTCGCCAGTTTGATGCAAAACATGATTACAATTACCATGACCAGGCGTCTTCGCCGTACACCATGTAATCTCTCCATCTCTATTTAATGCTCTTACCTTTGTCATTTTGATTTCTCCTCTCTTAAAATCTATATCATTTTTTACTGTTACTAACACTATTCCGGAGAACGGTTTTAAGTGTTGGTTTTATCAAATCTGAACAATGTATCAGCCCGTTGGTTTTTGACTGGATTTAGGCTTAAAAAGTCGCACGGACGAGGGTGTAAAACGGTTTTAATCACTTAAAAGAGTTTGGTTTTTAGCCTCTTCTAATTCCATCAACTTCTTTCTAGCAAGTTGCCTTACTTCAAGACAAGTGTCATTCTTGAGGAATTCTAAACCATATCCCTGCTCTGCAACTGCATAACGAACATTTGGGTCATTGTCAAATGCCAATGTTTTTAGGTCATGACCATGTCTCGCCACGGCCCTTCTGATTTCCCACTTATCATCGTATACGAGACTTTTTGAATAATATCCTTTATTGGCAACTACAAGACGAACGTGCCAACTATCATCATGTGCTAATTCATCTAATCCATAACCATTTTCTGCCACAGTCGCTCTAACTTCCCAACCCTCGTCATGAACTAGAGTATCTAATCCGTAGCCATGCTTTGCTACCTCAATCTTAACATCTTGGTCTGGGTCATAAACCAATTCATTTAAAGCGTACCCATGTTTTGCTACTTCTGCTCTTATCCATTTATCTTCATCATTTTTAAGAATGTCTAGTCCGTAACCTTTCTTGGCTACTGCAAGGCGAACATATGAATCTTTGTCATGTACCAACTTTTCAAGACCGTAGCCCTGCTCTGCTACTGTAGTTCTTACGGCCGCGTTCTCGTCATTAATGAGTTTATCTAAACCATAGTTTTGTTTTGCTACATGTATTCTAACAAAAGGATGTTTATCGTTAATAAGTTTATCTAAACCATAGCCTTGAGACGCTACAGCCGCTCTAACCTCTGGGTTTTTATCATAAACCAATCTCTCTAAACCGTAGCCTGCTAAGGCTGCCTCTAGTCTCCATTTCACATTACCACTATGCACAAGCCTAGTCATTTTCTCATTGTAGTTGTCTACTTCCTGCTGGAACTGCTCATCTGAAACATCTTTAGTCTTATGAAAAACGTGGTTGCAGTTGCCGTGGCCAGGAACCTTAGCAGTACACCAAGTAATTTCACCGTTTCTGTTCAATGCTTTTACTTTAGGCATAATTATATCCTTCCTTTCTGATAAATATATCAAAAAAAAGAGGATATTCTATTTATCCTCTTCTTCATCTACAAACATGTCATCAACCTCGTCATTTAAGCGACTTAACTCATCAAGGAGTTCGGCATCTGTCATGTCCTTTAATTCTTTCTTGTCCATTTATTTTGCACCTTTCTACTTATATTATACAAGAATTTAGATGTCCCATTCATCGACAACTAACTTTGGTTTATCTTCGTCATCAATTTCTCTTTCTAATCTTGCAAGTTCTCTATCAAATTTCTTCGCTTCTTCGTCTATGTGTCTACGTATTCCTTCACCGTCTATACTATTTGCCAGTCTTGTTGTAGCACCACTATATGTATATGTGTTTGCGTTGCTCTTTATGTTATTCTCTTGTACTTGCGTTTCAGACAACTTCTGCTTTGCAATATCTCTTATTTTCTTGCTAACATCATTTTTAAGAGTTGATAAACCGTAACCCTGCTCTGCACACTCAATTCTGTCTTGTTCGTTCTTACTATTAAGTTTAGCCATCATACGCTCATTATATTCATCAACACATTCCTGAAATTCGCCATCTGTCATTCTAGCACCTTGATGCAATACATGAGTGCAGTTACCATGACCAGGTATCTTCGCCGTACACCAAGTAATTTCGCCGTTTCTATTTAACGCTTTTACTCTAGGCATAAATTATATCCTCTCTTTCTATCGGATATATCAAAAAAGCAGGATTTAGTTCCCTGCTTTACTTACTGTTAAATTATTTGACGCCCTGCTCGTTTTAAACAAGCAGTTCTTGGGAACGTTCAGGTTACTCTTATTCTTTTACAAGAACTACCATCTCTAAACTATTTTACCACGGTTGCGCCTTTCCGAAGTGTATTTTTAAACGCCTGCACTCAAGGATTGATTTAATATATTTCTTGCGGCATTTACATCTCTGTCGTGATGTGTACCACAATCAGGACATACCCATTCTCTTACACTTAGAGAGTTTACAATATCTTTATGGTAAGTACCACAACAAGAACAGATTTTTGAACTCGCATAGAACCTATCTACCTGTCTAAACTCTTTTCCATACCATTGGCTTTTGTACTTAACAAAGTTTAGAAGTTGCGACCAACGTACATCAGAGATAGAGTATGCAAGTTTACGATTCTTCTTCATACCCTTAACGTTCAAATCTTCCATCGCAATAAAGTCATAGTTTCTGACTAGTTCAATACTCAACTTATGATTGAAGTCCTTAGCACAGTTGGTAATATGTTCATGAAGTTTTGCCACTTTATGCTTTTGTTTCTGGTAATTTCTGCACTCGTCAAGGTTTGCGTTTACTCTCTCCAACTTGGTTCTCATCTTCGAGAGTTTACGTTGTTCTTGTGCGAGTTTATCTTTATACTCGTAAGCATATCTAGGTCTTTCGTGTCTAGTTCCGTCACTACCAATAAGTAAATCAATCAGTCCTAAGTCAAAACCAACTTGTTTTCCTGTTCTGGGTAATGGTTGAACCTCGGTTTCGATACAGATAGATGCATAGTATTTTCCCGTATTCGTTCTTTCCACAGTGATATTGAAAATTTTATAAACTTCTGGTATATCGAAGCGTTTGGTTTTAACTCTTCCTAACTTAGGTAGTTTAAGATGTTTATTGTCTAAAACATCAGCCTTACCACCATTATAAGGAGTTCTGTAAGATTGTTTTAGGTTGTGTTTAGACTTAAATTTAGGAAAACCGAAATGACCTCTGTTTTTAAAGAAGTTGTTGAGTGAAGAATTTAAATCTCTTACACTCTGCTGGAGTGCTGTAGAGTCTACTTCCTTTAAAAACTCATGTACTTCCTTAAGTGGAACTAAGTTCTTAATACGTTCATTTTGAGAAGGAAAGTGTTGTGTTTGTTCGTACAACCGTTTACAATCTTCAAGTGTTTGATTATAAACAAGTCTACAACAACCAAGAGTTTTGTTGATTAAGATTTCTTGTTCTTCTGTTGGATATAGTCTTACTCTGATACCCTTTTGAATTGTCACCACACGCTCACTCTCCTTTCTACAATACCATAATAAAACTAAGCCAAGTTGCCAATAGGCTATTATATCTGTACATCTAAAGCCAAGTAATTTTACAAACTGTATAACATTTGTTTAATCAACATTTCTTTTGCCACACTAGCAACGTATGAGTTTTCATCGTTCTTAAGAATATCTAACCCATAGTATCTTCTCGCTACGGCCTCTCTCACATCTGGAGACTCATCATACAACGCAATCTCTAAATATTTAGCATCTTTACAATGCTCAACAATATCTGCTCTGATACGAGGATTATCATTATGAATAAGAGTGTCGAAACCATACCCTTGTTCAATAACAACAAACAATACCCACTCATTATCATCATGAACAAGAATGTCTAAGCCGAATCCTTGCTTTGCAACTGCACAACGAACGTGGTAGTCCTTATCGTGTACTAAAATATCTAAACCATATCCTTGATGGGCAACTTTTTCTCTAACTCGAGGACTTGGGTCGTTTACGAGAATATCTAGTCTATATCCCTCACAAGCAACGCCCCATCTAACCTCTTCTGATTCGTCATGAATTAATTTTTCTAGGCCGTACTGACGCCATTCCACATGCATTCTGACAATTTCATCTTCGTCATTAATAAGTTTTTCTAAATGCTTATCAGTACCATGCTGTGCGACACGTTGTCTTACACGACTGTCACTATCATTGATAAGTACATCTAAAAAATACCCATTCTCTGCCAAAAGGGCACGAATTATCCAGTTTTTGTCGGTTAAGAGAGATTCTAAATTCTCACCATTTTGGATTTGTCTCATTTTTAAAGAATCTTCATACGTTCCTTCTCTAATAATCCACGTTTCAAGTATTGTACACATTATTATACCTTCCTGTCTTTTCTATACAATACAACAAAATCCTTTAAAAGTCAATAATTAATTGCAATCAGTAATCCACTCATGCTCTGGTAACGTTTCAATCCACTTGCAGAACTCTCTCCATTCAGGTAGTCTATGATTTTTACGTTGATGATAAATAGTTTTTAACTGGCGATAGTTGGTAGTCATGGCAGCCGTCATTCTAAACCCACTAGGAATATTATACAAAATTTCAAGATATTTTTCTGATGTCTTTTCGCCATTGTTATACTCGTCTACCTTTTCTTGTAGAATTTTAACAATTCTATCATCTACATATTCATTACAAGCCTCTTTTAAGTCGAACTTGGCAATTCTATGCATAGTAGAGCCTGAACTAATAAAGTCAATAAAGTGGTATCTTTGCATTTCAACCCATGCCTTATTGCTGAACGTTAAATCAAACTGAACAATAATACCGTTTAAGAAATTATCGTGTCCACTCCCTATCTTTGCCTTGCCTAAAGAGTCTGTACTTTTGCTCTTTTCTGTCGTCAGATTTTCAAAATCTGTTGCCATAGGGAATTTGGCTGCCCTAATACTATTTTCTAAACCATAAACTTGTACATTATTTATCATCTTCATTTATATTGTCCTCTTTCTTTTTAATTTCATTTACAGCCTTGACTTCCTTTAAGTTCTGGTCAAACTGCTCCATCTTAGTTGCTACCCACTTGTCTGCCTCTTCTTGATTCTTAACATTGCCGTCTTTATCAAGATATGCGTTTCGATAGTCTTTTGTTTCAACTAATTTATCTTTCAAGACTTCTCTCCATGCATTCTCTAAACTTGCCTCTATTTCATTAATAGATTCGTTGGCTTTATCCTCATTCTGTGATTTAACAGTTAATTCTCTCATATCACTATTCATCAAGGTTGTTCGCAATGGAGTTGGGATAAACACACTCTTTACACTGTGGTTTTGGTAAGAATTTCTTGCATTCTTTACATCGTCATACACAATAGCCATTGAGTCTGAGGCTTGCTGAATTGCCTTGTCTGCGTTCTGGTTCTTAGCCCATTCATCTATTGTAACATGTGTAAGTTTATCTTCTGTAATCTCTCCTGCTTCATTCTTATGCAATACTACTGCCTTCTCATTACCTGTCGTAAATGAATATCCCTCGTTATGAGTGTTTAGTGTTACTGCGAGTAGGTTTTCAAAGTTCATTGCGGCTGCACACTCTTCACAATAATATAGTCCGTCTTCGGTTGTATATACAGTACCATCTGTTAGTTTTACACCACATTGAATACAGTGGTGCTCGCTCTCATCATGGCGCATTGTGTTAATTAAAGTATTTGTCATTCTACCCATATGACTTCTGTACATCTTATCTTTAATCGTTGATACAGCACCTGCTTTAGCACCTCTCAACGCCTCATGTATAGTGTCTTGTGTATTACTTAGATTACTAAATCCTAGACCGTTTCTAATACCTGCTATACCACCAACGACTGTGTTTTGAGCAACTTCCCCAACATCTTTACCAACGCCTGCAACCTTGCTTGTTGCACTATTTAAATGCTTAGATAATTGTAATTGCCCAAAGTTAGTTAGTTGGAACATATTTAAGATTTCATAACGTTTTCTTGAAATAACAACTATCATTACAATCATAAATACGATTGACTGTACGACACCAACTGTATTAACCAGGCTCATAGAGTTGGTTACTAATACAATAGAAATCATTAACAATAGCGATGTTCCGATACGTTTCATTGCTGTTGCAAGCATTGTTCCAAAGTAGCGTTTAGCAATATCTGTGCCTCTGCCTGCCCAACAACCGAATAGTAAGAAGATAGGAGACAATACACCATAGAGTGTTAGTTGCACACCATATACAATTCCCATCAGGGCGAACATAATAGGTAAAATAGAACCTAAGCACACAAACAAGAGTGTGAGTGTCGCTTGTCCAAATTTAAGACCTGTGTCATTACCGATAAAATAGTTCCACTCTCTTGTTGCTGTTGTCGCTTTCACAACAGGAATATTACTAATTAACGACTCTGTTGCTTTTGCATCTGTTGGTGTATCACCAATATCTGTCAAATACTCATCTGCTCCACCATTTGCATCAATATAAGCATCAATTAATGCCATTGTGTTTGCTCTCTTCTTACCTGTGCCACTTGTTGATGTGAAATATACACCACCCTCTGTGGCAGTGTCTAAACCACCATGAGCATTGGCAAATGCTTTGTCATCTTGACGTTTAAAGGTTCTATTCTTATTTGCAAGTAGCGTTTGCTTTGCTAACTCAACCACGGCCTTGGCGTCATTAAAGTTTTTAGCATTATCAGGATTACTATCAAAAGCACCGAAACCAAACATGTTTGCACCAGGCTCTGTTGCAACACCTGCTGTGCCAAGTGAACTTTCCCACATGGCAATAGCGATAATTGCTCGAACATCTACTTTAGAAGCGTTCTGCCATTCTAACAGCAATTTACCATTAATTCTGTTTTTATCATACGGAATACCAGTAGAGTTTAGGAATCCGTCAAGTTGCTCTGCTTTAATACCACCTCTAATATGACCGACTATATCATGACTATAAGGGTCACCTGATGTCCAGTGATTTGCGTTAATATCAACACTGGATGGTAGATTTGCAACACCGGCAGTAATATCTGAACCTGCTACGAAACCAGATTCTTCATAATTAGAAAGTGCGTCAATAATTCTATAATAGTCTTTGTTTAATCCTGATACAGATGCTGTGTTTTGATTGTCTAAAGGCTGGTGATTTCCTGACATGACAGAAACATAGAACAATCCCCAGTTTTCGATTGAATTATCTTTGCCAACAAATACTTCTGGCTTACCAACCCATTCTTCATTTTCATTAGTTAATCTGCCTAGGTTTTCATAATCAGTACCGAACTGACCTTTAATTGTTGGTTTTAATAGATATTCTGACCACATGCGGCAACCAATTATCTGCTTGATGTAGCCGGTCTGTACATCTAAGTATTTCTCATCAAATATACTAACATTATCGTCTGGCTTTGTATATACAGGACACATACTTACATTCTCATTCGATATCGTATTAGTAAAGCCTGACATTATCATTGCTTGTAATGCCGTAACACCTCTAATAGGTAGTTGAAGTAAGCCTGTATTAACCGATAGCATAATAGCAAGAATATAACATATTACTACCTGTACAAGATTGCCTAAGCCTTCACGTATTTTACCTTTCCACAACATTGTATAAATAAGGTAAAGCATCGTAAAGATTAACATTAACATCATGAGTGGTAAAAATATCCCTGCATACAACTGCGTAAAGATAGTTTTTTGGTTTTCTGCTGAAAGCCCTACAATGGCAGAGAAATCACTAAAGCAGAAACCAATAAAAGCAAGAGTTAGGGCGAGTATAAACTTAGCAACTCCTAATAAAGTATTAACAATCGTATCTGTCATTGCCATCATTAGAGGTGTAAGTGAATATACGCTTGGTCTAATATCATGACTTCTTCTTGCTCTTCTATCTAACGTGCTGGCTGTTTCTGTAAACGTTGATAGTGGATTCTTTCTTGTTGAGTAGTATTGTCCATAGTTGGACATCTTTCCTTCTGTACCTGCACACGGGTCAACGTCATAGTATGCCCATTCACCTAAGTAAGAACTATATTGAATGCCTGAAAATCCAAAACGCTCAAAAGGAGTTGTTCCGTCTGACTTACCCACATTATAACCAGCAACATTCAAAATCATATTACTAATATTTGCTTCTGCATTTTCTGATTTAACAGTTGTTGCCTTTGATTGTGTAAGATACTGTATATAATCTGTTCTTGCTAGTTTTAATGCTATCTTACCCGGGTCGCCTAACGCACACCCAATCGTTTGCGTCACATCTGTTGCTTTACTTGTTTGAATTTGATTATTTGCTAAACTGAAAACTACCATGACTGTTGCAAATAACGAAAACAAAATATTTTTAACTTTAGCCATTGAGCGTGTTCCTCTCTTTCTTCTATATATATCAAAAAGAGCGGGCTCTTGCCCACTCATTACTTCTTACGGAATCTGTTTCTGAACTTATTAGTACGCTTATCTTCCTTGGTAATCTTTAAATCTTCATGAATATCTAAGTAGTCTTCCATTATCTTACGTTTCTTCTCTGGAGTATAACGGAAGTTGATTTGAGCACCCCTGTTATTTTCGTCTGAACCCTTACCTGCTTCTCTCTTCATAGGGTCGACTTCAAGAGACGGTTTACTACTATCACCATTTCTGAATAGCATATCTCGAACCGCAACACTTTCAGGCGTCTTACCCTTAAGGTTTTCATCTTCGCTCTTGTGTAGTCTGCCGTTAACCAACTCGTCAACACTCTTTTCTTCCTCTGCCTCATATCTTCTATGTAGGTAGTCATCGTAAGACTTCTGTTTTCTCTCTGCATTTGTCATCAGATTATCGTTTATCTTATCATTTACATTATTAATTGCCTTGTCTACGTCATTAACAACACCATTTACGGCTGATGTGGCTGTAGCAACTTTATTTAAGGTGTCTGTTGATAATCCTGTAGGAATATAATCTTCTTGTTTATTTGACTTGTAAGAGTTGATACTTGTAACGAAGTCTTTTGTAAAGTCGTTAATATTGTCTTTAGTGAGTTTGTCATTAGGAATTAGAGTGCCTTTGATTAACCTGTCTAATTTCTTGTCACCAGTAGAATTAAATCTGTCGATATTGTCTATATCATGCCCACTGTTCATCTTATTTAAGATGTTTAGTGCTTTCTTCTCTTCTTGTGTGATTTGACTTCTTGCTGACTTTTCTTCCAGATTACTTCTCATTAAGTCATAAGTTTCTATCATATCTCTTGATGGATTATCAAAGCCTGTTGCTCTATTACCTGCCATATATGCTCTTGCATACTGTCTAAATATACCGAAACCTTCTCTTGCCTGCTGACGGTTTGTAACCTTAATACCTCTATCAGAGGCAACATCTGCACCGTATCTAAAGCCTTCGACTAATGGGTTGCCAACCACTTCGATACCATGTTCTTTCTTCATTTGGCGACTGATTCCCGGCATAACAACTGCACCTGCTACACCACCTGCAATGCTTTCTCTAATATCACGAACCTTTAAGTCAATGAATTGTCTAGCACTCTTAGGCATTAACTTTTGATAAGAAAGGTTTTCTCTAATTGCCTTACCTGCGTCAGAAGAACCTGCGATAATACCAACAATTTCTTTCCAGTACATCTGAATACTAATTAAGATGGCTGCTGACATAACTGCTGTCGCTACTGCGTTCACGGACGATGTCGATAGGGCGTTTAATAGGTATAATGTAATAGATAAAATCACTGTTACAATCATTCTCTGGACTAAAATAGACCACATCTTACCAACATACTCTGTCAATTTAACTGGTCTAAATAAACCGACTAGTGTTACAAAAGGTAACAGCATCAATCTTAAAGCAAAGTCTAATGAGGCTCCTATCTTAAAGATTGTTAGGCCCCCAACCACTAAAAACATCGCAATACTTGTGATACCAGCAAGGAACAGAATCATACCTCTGTTATTATTGTCTCCTGCCCATGTACTTGCAAATCTTGTGTCTCTGCCCTTTGCGTTGTCTGGACCAAACTGCATATCAACTAATTTATACATCTGCTTAGATTGACTATTCACAGGCGTATTAATATCATTCTCTGTAATTGTGCCACTAATTGTCTTGTCTAACTGGTATAAAGCCCAGTTTCTAGGCTTATTTGTATCGCCCAAGACAACTTCTGGTGAACCTATCAATGCCTTGGTCTCATTACTATATGTCATTTTATCTTCATTTAAGTCTGTATAGTTCGCACCCCATTGGGCTGATAACCAAGGTTTAAATGTTGTAATATTCCAAACCATACATTGCATTTGTCTTATCTTGACTGTTGTACCTAAGAAGTCATCAGGACTACTTGCTTTACAATAGTCAACTGTATTGTCATCTCTTGAAAGTGTACCAAATAGTGCAAGTTCTGCCTTATTAGGTATTTCCTCTGCCAGCCTGATTAATGTACCAGAACTGAATAACGCAACAACTGACAAAATATAGATACCGATTAGTTGTACTAATTTTATAACTCTGAATTGCCCTGTACTAATTGCTTGGAACAACAGGCTTAAAGCAAACAAGATGGCTGCCATACTAGCGAATGGGAAGAAAATACTATCTCTAAATGTCTCTATCGTTGTTTGAATAATCATATCTAGGTGTAGAGAACTAATGATATTTGTAAAACTATAAGACAACAATGTAACTGTCAATTTTGTAAAGAATGAAGATATCGTTGTACCAATGGTTCCTAAAATACCTTTACCATACACGGTGTGTTGTTCCTTAAAGCGAACATATCTCGTATCATCAGATACTCCATTAGATGTGCCATTTAACGCTCCATGTACTGATGGTCTTACAACTGCACAACCTGTTAATTTTTCTTGTCCATTATTGTTTTCATCTGCATATACAGTATTCCAGTCTGTATAACTTGCAGGTGGGTTGCCTTCGCTATCTGCACATATCCAGTGTGCCCAAGAACGTGAGGCGTCATACCATGCTTGTGATTTCAATGTTTCCTCATCTACAACGATACCAGTAGAGTCAATACCATTATTTTTAAGAACTTCTTTTAGTTTTGACTGATATTCGTCTTTCCAGAGAGTAATCATCTCACTATTTGATTTAGCCTGCAAGGTTGTTGTAATATCAAAGCCTAGTTCCTTATATCTATTAAACTGTGCTTGTACATTATCTGACTGTAACCACTTAGCAAACTGTTCTTCAACACTCAAAACTTCTAGTTTAGGTTCTTCACCACATTTGGTCTTATCGTTACCATTTTTAACTAGGCACGCTTGGTATTCATTATATGCCTTTAATGACTTGTCTGTGAATTTACCTGTATCAAAATCAAAGTGAGGTGGATTAGATGCATCCATAATCTCTTTTAACACAGGATTAGAGTCTTTTAACGCATTAATCTTCTGATTATAATATTGGTTAACTGCTCTATATAAAATCTCTTGGTCAGAGGCATAATATGCATTGTAAACAGTCTTAGCAAAGTCTGGTCTTGTCCATGCATGTTGAGCAATTACGTTCAAATCTGATGAGTCTACAATAGTGCCAATTACTGCTCCTGCAAAACCTCTATGAGGAGTACCCCAATTACCTGTTGCAAAATCAATCACTTGCCCTACAACATCTTTAGAGCCTTCCCATAATGCCTCTGCACCAACCCTTAATTTACCTACTGCACCGATGTTAGCCATTAATCTTGTATCAGACGACACCTGAATTTTGTCATATTCTCCCAAGTATGTTGTTAATGGTAAATCATATCCAAAGCGTTCTAATGCCGTATAGTTAAAAATCTTATTATTACCTACAGGTACCGTATTGTTTGGTAGATTGATTGGTACACCAAATCGCCAGTCGCCTGTGTATGCTGATACCGTATTTTGACCTTGTATTCCCTGCTGGATGAATGTACCTAAAATACTATCATATAGTTCTGTCATTCCTGCGGGTATATCACCGTTGTGATTTAGCAGGTTCTGTGGACCATTAAACGCTCCATTTACGTTACCATCTTGAACAACGGTTTCATTTACACCATCAAGCACAACTCCTGAATAGTTAGATACGTCACCTACATAGTTGCCTGGTCCTAATAAATAACCGATGTAATAAACTAGTGTCTTCGCTCTCTCGGAAGATACTTCTTTTGAGGTAACCTTATCCATGATTTGGTTCAAGTCTGTACCACCATTTTCGCTGATGAATTTTTTGATTTCATCTTTATCTTTTTCCTCATCACTATCATCGGCATATGTTGTTTCAATGAGTGATTTATTGACTACAGGAGATATTGCCAATACCAAAAACAATACCGACATAAGTCCTAACAACCATTTCTTTGTCTTTTTAAGCATCGCAACTCCTTTCGTGTTCAGTTCACTATTTATACTATATATCAGAAATATTAAAACCCTTAGTTTTTCACCAAGGGTTTATATTTTATATCTCTTCTTTCGGCTCTGGTAATTCCCTATCGTTATTAAATACATAAATACCTAATGCTATCACAGGGAATAGAACTCCTAGGTATGTTAGCCATTCACTATAACCGTGCAACTTGTTATATGAACGATAAACCTCATAGTCATAGATTATAGAGAATACCAACGCTATAATCAAAAATACTATAAATGCAAAGACAATGAAGAGAATGGCACCAGCATCTCCTGATGACGCAGACATACCCATTGCACTAGTCTTAAATATACGTAGTACTGCTACTCCTAAGGCTGCATAAAATACCAGTAGGGCAACTAGTACAGCAATAGATAAGGCCAACCTTTTCTTAGCAACACCCGGAGCCTTCGCAATATCTCTAGCAAAGATATACTGATTATAGATAGGTACAATGGCTTTCCAGACAGGAATATCATACCTATCAAATAAGATACCAATAAATACAATAGACAATAATCCTACAATGGAAAAAGATATTTGTTGTACTTGAATATCAATACTCACAATTAATCACTCCAATCAATTTTAAGATGGTTTTCGACTAAATCTGAACAATATATCAGCCCGTTGGTTTTAGGTCTAAAATAGGTCTAAAAGTCGCACGGCCGGGGGTATAAAACGGTTTTAAGGCTAATTACTTTTTGCCGTTTTTGCGTAAAAACTCATAGGCTTCTTTACGCTTATCACCATCTGCGAAAAAGTACGGTTTCCAGAAGTCTTCCTGCGTTGTTCCATTCTCTGCGTTTAGTTGCTCTCTTGTGATACCACGGTGTAACTGACGAGTAACCTTGTCAAGTTTACATCTCAACTGATATGTTTCAGGATAGATTAATGTTTTATCTACCTTTCTGTTATAAACAACCACGTTGTGGACAACACTTCTTGTTACACTTGGCATTCCTGGCCATCTCCATGCACCATTTACAGCAATTTCTCTCTGTGCAACATCTGTAAATGCATTTAAAACATCACGTACATCGGCTTGGCTCATGCCTGTTAGTTCTGCTACTTCACGAATAACCTCTACTTTTTTCATAGCGTCTGTTGTCTTTGTCTCTTTTAACTCAATTTTTACGTTTGACATATAACTCCTTTCATTAGACACTCATTACGCAAATAATGGTTTGCGTTTTTGTCATTTCTAGTAGTGTATCTACCATCTTACTAGATATATCATCTTTTTTAATCTTATCAACTCCCAACCATTTAAAGGTTGAAACATCTACCATATCTTCTTTATCTACACTGAATGTTGTGTCAATGAAACCATCACCCAATGAGAAGATGTTTGATACCGAATAATCAGCCAATTCTTGTGAAATGTTAGACAAAATATGGTATGTTAATTCCTCTCTATCAAACTGTTTGTTTAATCTTGCCCTCAACCTTTTCATCTCAATGTCAATAACATCAAGCATCTTTTCCTTAAGGTTCGGCAATGCAATCCGCAATACTTTTGTATTACTGACTGCCTCTTCTGGTATATCAAATAATCTCATATATTTATCTATCTCCTAGTGTGAATGTTCTATCAGCAAGCGAGTTGGCAAGACTACTGTGTGCAATCAAAACAATCTGCGAATTATTTAAGCCTGCGATTGTGTCTAAAATATTCTGCTCTCTATTACTTGACTGCGAAACAAGAACCTCATCCATTACAATCAAACCATTACTGTTGCCGTTTAAGAATAAACTAATTGCTAAGCGTAAAGCAATCGCAACCACAGACTCTTCACCACCTGACAGAGCATTGACTGGTAATTCTTGACCGTTGTTTTTGTTAACCGTGATATTAAATTGATTGTCAATCACAACATCTTGGAAATCATTATCTGTGAACTTTCTAACCAAGTCGCTGGTTAGTTCTGATAATTCAGGGATTGCTGACTCAACCCTCAATTTCTTAAAGTCTGTTAGGTTCTTAATTGTATTATTAATAATCACTAACTGATTTGAAATTGTATTAAACTTTTCTCTCGCCTCTTTTGCCTGTGATAACTGTAAATCAAGTGAGCGACCTTTTTCCTTCTCAATCTCAATATCTTTCTTCATGGCAAGTGCATCAAGTTCGTGCTTTTGTTTTTGGTTCTGAATTGAGTTTAACGATGATTCCAACTTAGCGTATTCAGTCTTTTTCAAGGCATGTAACTCTGATATTTCTGCCTCTAATCTGTGCTTTTCCTTATTATCTACCGTCAATCTCTCATTTAGCCATTTGATTGTGGCTTTTATACTACTGATTGTGGCAGCCTGTTGCTTTAATGCTTCTAATGATTGTAGTTTTTTTAGCATTGTGTTGTAAATCTTTGAAACATTTTCAGAGTCTTTTGTAACTTTTTCAATTTCTATTTTTAAACATGCAAATTCAGACTTTAAGTCTGTTTGTTTTTGTCTGACCTCTAAATGGTTTTGTAATTGTAAAGACTCATCTAATAATACTGATTTATTTACTTCTTCTTGTGCCTGTAGTTCAGATAGATTGGCAATCTCTGATTGAATGTCTCGTAATTCTTTTGTATGAGCCTTACGTTCGTCATTAATATTTTTAATAGGTGCATGGCAGTAAGGACATTCTGCAACACCCTTTTCTAAATCTTGTAAGAATTGCTGGCATGACTTTTCCTGTTCTTTTAGAATTGTTAATCGTTGCAGATAACTTGATAAATTCTGATTATTCAATTCTTGTTTTTGTCTTAGCAACTCGACTGTCTTGTCCAAATCTTTCGGTAATTTTTCATTAAACAGTATTGCTAGTTCATTGTACCTTGTATTTAAACTAGATAAGCGTAAAAGAAGTTCGTCCTTATCTTTCCCTGTCTTTTCGATATCTGCTTGTACCTGATTATAAAGATTGTCTGAATACTCAACCTTCTTTGGTAGACTATCTAGTTTTGATAGAGATTCATTTAATCGCTCTTCTGTATTTGCTATATTATTCTTTGCGATATTAAGCATATTCTCTAATTCCTGTCTTTTCTCTTGCTTTTCTCGCTCAACCAAATATCTTGCATTCAATTCATCTAAACCCTTTGTAACTTTTTCATACTCTGTTTTTATCTTCTTAAAACCATCTAATAGGTTTTTTACTACCTTTTTCTGGTTTTCAAGAGATGCTTCAATATCTTCTACTGAACCTTGTTGAATAACATTTAATGACTGTTGTAAGAGTTTACTATCTTGCTTAGCCTGTGTGACAGAATCTGTAATAACATCAATACCAAGCATACGCTCAATAATCAGTCCTCTTTCTTTTGTTGGTGCATGAATAATACTATCAACTTGTTTCTGCTGAATAAAGAAAGATGAGTAAAATTCTTTATCTGTGAACCCTAATAATTCTTTAATATACTTCTCTGAATGAGATGTTGCTGGTCCTGCAACTTCTTTATACTCGTTACCTGCTAAAATATAAACTCTACATGAAGTGGTGCTTGCACCTGTAATAACTCGTTCTATCTTATATTCGTTGTTTCCTACTTGAATAAAAGAAGTAACACCAACTCTACTTTCTTTAGGGTCAACACCATAACGGATATACTGTTTATTTTTTAAACCCTGAAATTTTGAACCAAACAAAGACCAAGCAAAACCATTTACTATCGTTGATTTACCTGCTCCGTTGTTTCCTGAAATTGCTGTCATACCATTCTCTGACGGTTCAAACTCTATATGCTCATGGGCTCTAAAGTTATCTAAAATTACCTTTTTTAAAATCATTGCAAAACCTCTCTACTTATATTATACAAGAAAAAAGTAGCACGAAGGCTACTTGTTATAGATTTTCTGTAAATATGAAATAATATCGACCTGGCTCATTAAAGAATAAGAGTCAATATACCAATGTCCGTCTATAAACACCATATCAATCGTATAACCACTGTAATGATTACTGTAAATATCTAAAGGTATACGGACAGTATTTGTTTCTGGTGAGAGATAGACATTCTCTATATTTGTTGCTTTTACCGTCACTTCTTTATCATTACCAAGTAAAGAGTTTGTAATAGAAAGTAACGCCAAGGACATATTTGTTTTTAACTCGTCTGTATCAAAATTGTCTCGCTGATAAAATCTGCTGACTACATCTGGTGAGATATTATCGGTATAGGTAGAACCATCTTTTGAAATAGCGTCATATCTATCTTTCATTGCGGTACTATTATCTTTATCTACAACTTTATTCAATAAGGTTGTTAGAGTATCTATTGCTGATTTTTTGGTGAACTCTTCCTCTAATGACAAATCTGTTGGATTATATATCTTATCAGGGTATTCTTTCGACAAGACTTCTCTAACTTGCCCTATTACCTCTTCCGGCTTCACCGGACGCTCTGTATAGTACTTGATTGAAATAAACGACAACACCATCGTTGAAATCACGACAAGCGTTAAAACACCTTTTCCAACGATTGGAGCGTGTTTCTGTATTTTTGCTAATTTTTTATTATTTAACAAGTACATTAATACAGTTGCCATTACAATCAATACAGATAAACCAATTATTAAGTAAATCATATCAATACTCCTCTGCTATTGCCTTAATACAGTAGAACCCAAGATGGTTCCCATAGTCGATGACTAGTGTGTTATTAGAGTACCATGTCCTTAAATAACAAGGTTTAAAATTATGGTCGCTCCACCACTGTTCTAATTCCTGCATACAACGGTCAGGTGTGTCATACGTACCCAAGTCCACTTCTACATTATTTAATTTATCGTCATAGATTAATTGGAATTTCTGACCAACAAGGTCATAACTGCCTTGTCTGCCTGTAATCAAGTTGAGTATCTTCTCCCAGTCCTCTGCATTATTAATATCATACTTTGAAACATCAATACGCATCTTACGAGATTGATTATAGTTTACGTACCACTCTTCATATCTATCTAAAAGATTGGAGTAGTACTCTAACAACTTATTAGAGGCTGTTGGCTGCTCAAACTCTCTGCCTCGATTAACTATCTTATCAAGGATATACTCCTTAGGTGCTGTTAGGTATACAAGTAGGTCTGGTGTCTTTTGTGGCAACTCTTCTGTTTCTTCCATCATAATGCTTAAACTATCCATATAAAGGTCATATTCTTCTTTTGAGATATTTCCCATATCATAGTTCAATTTTGTGAAGATTTCTCCTTCGTAGATACTTCCATCTATTACAGACCTGTCTAATTGCATAGAATCCTTGACTTGACTATATTTCTTATTTAAAAAGTGCAACTGTAATGCGAGTGCCCATCTATTAGGATTTACATAGTATAAAGGTAAAAATGGATTATCCTCTACTGGTTCTCTAAACAATCTAGCACCTAAACTGTCTGCTAATTTCTCTGCATAGGTAGTCTTACCTACACCAATCATTCCTGCAAATACTATCATATTAAAACTCCTTTACACTTATATTATACAAGAAAAGACTGTAATCTGTTCTAAATCACAGTCCTGCGTTTTCTAAACATTCTTTGTCTTTTGAAATCACAATATGTAAACGACCAGTATCATCTATAAATGTGTGCTGGTATTTGTTTGAAACAATATCATCAAACTTCACAAAATACTCTTCACCATTCAAGTCAATGCTTACAATATCACTATAATCTAAAATTCTTTTAAATGTAGTTGTTTTTAAATTTTCAACAAGGAATGGTAAGTACTCTACTTCTGCACTCTTCTTTAATACAATATGGACATTGTTTGCAACTCTCATTATTTGTGTTTCATTCTTGTAATAACGAATATTTGTATATACTTCGTTTAACTCAACTAATTCCACGTCTTCTTTGTTAAAGGCCATATATTCACAGTTCTCAAACAGAATACCAAACTGGTTACTTACCTTATTAGGTAATACTGTAAATTTATCACCGTATTTTGATACAACATCTTCCCACTCATCACCAAGATAAATTTTATTAAGTAATGGCACTCTTTCTAACAATTCTGCATAGTTTTCATATTGCCATAAGTTTTCAACTTCACCGAAAAGAATACATGGTACCTTATCTTCTGAAATGAAACTATCCTTGCAGTAAGGTGAGTTCATAAAACCATAACAAGGCTCAAATACCTGTGTGTCTAATGGGAATGCAATATCAATCGTTTTCTCATAAAACTGGTCATACACTTCGCCTGCATTATGCTCATAAGGTGTATCATCCCAGTCATCACCATAGATACCGTTAATTGTCTTACCTAAATAAAATCTAACGGTATTACCATCTTTTTTAAAATCAACAATCTTCATCATAAATCACCTCACCTATAGGCATCAGGCTTGGTTGTGTGAAACCACTTGGTACTAAATCTTCATTATCCGTGATTAAAATGTGCAAGTCTCCATTCTCGTCAATCTTTGTGTACTGATTTTTATTGTTTCCACATCTATCATCTTCATAATTTGTAAATACAATATGCTCTGATTCTTCATCTTGTATTTCAAAATCAACAATATCATTAAAAGATATTATTCTATCAAAAACAGTCTGTTCTGAACTGAAACCATCGTTATATTCCTTATTGGCATTCTTATCTAGCACAATAACTAACTTTCTGGCCTCAATCATATCACCATTTTCATCTAGGCGAAAATTATCAATATTCTTAAATTGCTTAACATATTCACCACTAACTTCTACAGAGTCTGGTCCTTCAAATTCTATTTTAAGTGTTTTTATCATTATTAGGTTCCTTTCTTTCTAATAAAAAGTCTAACATATAACAATTTTGTTAGTTTGTCTCCATCAGAGAAATACGGATGTGTCTCTCCAATCCTTGTTTTGTTCTTTAAATATGTTTTTCTGTTCTTTTGTTACGGGTATAAAGAAATCACAGTCGGAATCTACAAATTCTCTATCGCCAGACATCCCAAGTATTTCAAACTGTTCTGGGTTATATTTATCTAAAAATGTGATTGGAACACCAATTATCTCATTAGTATCTGGGATTTGTTTGATGTTATCTACATTAACTGCCATATAATTTGAGTATCTCCTATGCTTTGATTGGTCAAATTCAATTAACTTCACATCCTCAATAGTTGGTCTAGGCTCAATATTTGTGAACCATCTACAAATACCACTGACTTTCTTAGTTATTCCATCAGACGTGATAAACTCTTTTGGTATAGTGTAACCAAACCATACTTTATTTTCTTTCACCTTATAAAACAACTCTCGATAGATAACAGCGGTTTTGTTTCCAATCGCTAAGAACTTCTTATTATATAAAATCAACAGATGAATAAATTGTCTCCAAAGGCTGAATGGTGGATTGGTTACTACTACATCACATTCTTTAAGTATTTCAACACATTCATCACTACTAAAATCACCATTTCCGATAAGCGGTGTCTTAATCATACTTTCACCATCATATTCTGTTTTGAATGATTGTGTGTTGTCTAGGTAGGTAGAAATCAACCTCTTTAAACCGAGGGGCTGAAAGTTGTCATAGAAATACTTCCAGAAATTAGAGTGGTCAGGACTATCACAATTACAATATACTACTTTGTCTTTGAAAAAGTCAGTATAATGTGCTAACTCATTCTCGATGTCCTCTAATTTTGTGTAAAACTCATCGTTTTTATTTGCTTTTGCTGTATGAAAATGCTTATTGTTTTTCATCAGTTAATCCACTTCACAATCGTGTCGCCTTTGTAACCTTTTTCAAATACAAACCAAGCATAGGCAACTGCACTAGAAGTGTACTTATCAAAGTCACCGTTCTTAGCACAATTCAGTCTACCACTTGCTACGTAGATTACTTTAGGTGGATTTTCTTCAAAGAACTTCTTTCGTTCCTTACCCTCTAAGAATAATACCTTCAAAAACATTGCTACCTTATTCCCTGTAGGAATAATATCTAAACAATGCTTTAAAATAGGAAGTGCAATCTTATAAGGTGGATTGGTGATAATATCACCATTAAACTCTTTAATATTAAATACATCTTCCTGTTTAATGTCATCTACTCCACGATAAATTAAATCTGTTGCAGTTACGTTATATCCATTAGAAACAAGTACATCTCTAATATGTCCCATACCTGCACATGGTTCTAATATATCCTTATTAAATACTTCTTTTTCTAATAATAGTTCAGTTGCTTTTGGTTCAGTAGCATAGAAATCATTTTCTTCTCTATTACCTACAAAGTGGCTCCCATTGTTCTAAATACATTCGCTCTGTCCATTAATTCTTCACCGCCTTGTCTGTAATTATATCGGAAATTCGATAGAATTTATTTGGAATAAGTTGGTTGGCAAAATAACTCAACTGATATTCAAAATCGTCTTTATCAAGGTTTTTACTGACTCATATGAATCTACTTCCATATAGTAACTCACTTCTCCATTATTAGTGAACAGTTGTAATTCTTGTTTCTGTGGTACGTATCTAGCGTATAACTCTTTCTTCAATTTTAAACACTCATACAACTCAATTTTAATTGATTTAGGACAGTCGACCACATAATTAGAGATTAAATAATCTTCTGTATCTAATTTTCTGTGAATATACCCAATATTATTCACTTCTTCACCTGCTGTCCAGAAAAACGCAACAACTGCGAGAAAGGTAAAAAATGCGCCTGCTACTCCAGCAGAAATCAAATCATCTGACAATCCTGATACCACTAGACAAATAACAATAGCACAAAGGGAAGCGGCTGAAATGACTGTACCAACAGCAGGCGTTAGGAATTTCTCACACACCCAGAGGAGAATGTTCTTAGTACCAACCCATGATAATACATCCTTCTTGCTTTTAGATGTCGTTGTCTTAATTTTAGGAAGTTCATGCAGAAATTCTCTTTTGTCCATTTGGGCCTCTCTGTCTTCTAATTCTTCCTCAAATTCTTTATCTATCTTTACACATCTATCGAATGGCAATGCCGTATTAATCAGTGTATTTCCCACATCTTCTAAATTATTTTCTTCTTCATCTAAAAACAATGGGCTTGTAGTTTGTTGTGCTTCTGATTTAATCATCATATTATTGCCTCTATCTAAAATTGTTGATATCTAAACTCTTATCAAGTTCAGGAATGTCTTTCTTTAATCTAATCTCTAATTCTTTAATATCAGAGTTAATATTATCTAACTGCTCTGATACTTTCTTTGCGTTTTCTTCTTTTAATTGAAGTTTGCCCGCATATTCTCTTACTTCTGCTAGTTTCTTAAATAAGTCGTTAATACGTGTTGCAGATTCTTTTTGAATATCCTTTGTTTCTTCTATTAATTTACGTACTTCTCTGACCTCGGCCATCTTTTCAGTCGCAAGTTTGTAATCTTCTGAAATCTTCAAAGATTCAATATCATTTTTTCTAATTACAAGTGTGCAGTAATTTTTTGAGTATCTTTCAATGTCTAAATGGAAACCTTGGTACGCTTCTTCAAACATATTTTGAAATTTAACAACAGCCCAAAAATGTACAACATCTTTATCACCATCGTTACGTAAACAAATCTTAGAATTACAATGTAAATTAATATTATAGTCTTCATTGTATTCTAAAAAACATTCATCAGAATACGACATTTCAGTAATGACATACGGTACTTTATTCTGCTTTGCTAAATCTTTTAATATTTCGACTGTTAGTTCCATCTGCTTAAATCCTCTCTCACTCTCATTAGAACCTTACCTAATAAATTTTGCCCCCATTTATCAATGTTTTCCATTGCTTTATCTGAGGAGAAACCAATGCCCCAAATATTATCAACTGGACTTGCTTCAACAATCTCATAATTACCTGTATTTAACAAGAAATCTTTTAATCTATCGTTTTGAGAAAACTTAGCATAGCAAGCATTATACATAAAATTCTCTTTATGCTGGTCCCATAGTGTATTATCAAAACCTTTAACCTTACGACCCAGTGCTTTAATCTTTCTTACATCTGTTTCATTTAATACCTGTTTAGCAATTTCAAAATCATTAAATAAAATCGCTTTTTGATACATAAAACACTGTTCTGAGAAATTAAATGTTTTACCATTAAATTCAAATTTGCATGGATAGAAATTTGATAAACAAGCCTTTGTTACATTACTACCATGTTCTGTATGACCCCAAAAGAATAGTTTTTCCATAGTTTCACCTCTTATACAATACATTATACAACAAATAAAAAATTATGCAACCAATAAAAAAGACTATGATTTTTATATCATAGCCTTAGCAACCTGACGATTCAGTTGTTGTATATGCTGGTTGGTCTACTACCCAGACCTGTTCTGTAATTGCTTCATGGTATTCAGTGCCAACTTGTACTGTCTTAACAGAATAACTGTAATCTTCGTCTTGATTATCAAATTCACTTAGGTTATTATAAATACGGCCTGTCTGCCCACCTACTGCTCGTCTGTCATAAACTGGAACATATTCTGCTTCTTTAACAACTCGTGTTTCATAATGACCCTGTTCTGGGTGATTAACTGTTGTATAAGTAGGAACACATGGAGCAGGAACATTATCTGTTTTATTAGAAGTTGTTGTTTCTGTATTCTTAGGAGTATCGTTCTTAGGAGTCACAGAAGTTGTATTTTCAGTAGAAGTAGTTGTAGATGTATTAGTTTCAGACTTCACGTCTTCTTTCTTATCATCTGTCTTGACTTCATCCTTCTTATCAGAAGTTTTAGTTTCGTTCTTTTTATCAGTCTTATCCGTCTTTACAGACTTATCATTCTTATCTGTCTTACTTGTTTCTACTACTGACTCTTTCTTATTTGTTTCAACTGGTGCAGGTTTCTTTGACAACATATAAGCAACGATAGATAATACTACAAATAATGTAACTACAATAACAATATTCTTCTTTTTCATATTTCGTTCACCTCGTATTTAATTTATTACTCTATCATTATAGCATACACTCTTTAAGTTGTCAACCCTTTTAAATAAAAAAAGGAAAGTTTTTACGCTTTCCTTTTCTTGTTCTTAATTAAGATGTATGCAATACCTGCTAGTGAGGCAATACCTGCAACTGCAAATAATGCAATACCGAAATCGTTTGTCTTTTCAACTGGGATTAGTGTATTCTCGACTGTAAAGACGATATCGTTTTCAACCTTATAGTCCTCACTTGGCTTGATTTCATATTTTGTGTCATTTAACTTATAGCCTTCTGGAGCCTTAGTTTCCTGAACGTACATAATGTTATCTAAGTCAAAGTCGATACTGAACTTAACTTCACCATTCTTATCTGTTGTAGCAACTAACTTTTTACCTGACTTATCAGTAGCAACTGAACCGTCTTTATTGAATACTGTAAATTCAGCACCTTCAAGTTTGCGTTCTTTGTTCTGTGAGTCAATCTTAACAACCTTGATACCAACTTTCATTGTTACCTTCATTGTCTGACCTACATCTTCTAAGTCATGGTGCATACCAACACGAATACCGTTTTCATCGTAAACATCTTCAAAGACTACATACTTCTTACCTGCTAACTTGATACCACTTACTTCAAATGGTACTAATACAGTTCCATCTGGTTCTGTTGGTGTAAATGTAACAGTCTTAGTAACTTCTTTACCATCAATTAATAATGGCTTACCTGTTTCGTAGTTCATCAATGTTGCTGTTGTTGTGTACTGCTTGCCTGGAGTTAGATTGCGATACATTACCTTATCTGTAAAGTTCTGTACTTCCTTAGTTCCATCTAACCAGTGGTCACCATCAACATCGTCAGTCGCTTCTGTACGGACTTTTGTAACCTTAACAGTCTGACCTTCGTCATTACGGTCTTTGTGTGATACATCGTAGTTATGACCTTCAATTTTTTCGATACGGTCTAACTCTTCAAAGAATACGAGTTCTTTACCACCAAGTTCAGATGTATCAATATCTGCAAATGCTTCAAGAGTTCCACTATATTCTGTTAATGTAACTTTCTTAGTTTCTTTGCTTACCACTACATCATCTGCCTCAGTTTCACCCTTAGCAATAATTGTTGTTGTGTAGTTGTATTCACCTGGCTTAACATTCTGATACTCTGCTGTATCTTTTAGTCTTACCTGATTTTCAGCAACTAACTTAGAGTTGGTTCCATCTTCAACGGCTACAGTCTTTAATTCAGGAGTCTTTTCCTCATCCTTCATAGCAACTGGTGTAACTTCACCGTTATTTACTGTAAACTCTACGTTACTAGCGATATGATAGTTTACTGGAGCCTCAACTTCACGGATAGCATAATTACCAACTTGTAGCATGTTATCCCAACCTGTGAATGAACCGTTTTCGTCTGCACTAAATTCAAATGTAGATTCTGCACCTGCAAGGATTGTTTCAGCAACTGAACCGTCTACGTTCTTTAATACTACGTCATAGTCATTCATATTCACAATCTTAAACTTACCACCAACTAGTGTTTCACCTGTTGCTTTGTCAGTCTTAGTAAACTTGAATGTACCACGTTCAACGCCTTCTTCGATACTGTATTCATTACCACCATCTAAACGAGGGATGTTTGTTCCTTCATCATTAACGATATTGAATAACGCAACACCATCGGCAATCTTCTCGTTATTGGCGTTTAAAGTCTTGTTCTTTAAAGTATAACCCTTAGGAGCCTTAGTTTCCTCAACTGTAACTGTACCTAAAGGTAAAGTAGGTAAATCATTATCTAAGTAGAACTCGTCTCCTGATACTTTGTATTCTTCTCCTAAGCGAGTAACATACTTATCGCCTTTCTTTAAAGTCTTAATTACCCAAGTACGAGTAGCACTTGCAGGAAGTGTTTCCTTAGTGTACTGACCTGCGTAGAATCTAACTGTAAATTCAGCACCTTCCATAGATGCAGGATTTTCAACCAAATCTTCTGAAATTTTAGTTAAACGAATATTTACAGGGTCATTTAAAGGTTTGTCGAACACATCAACATGTGTTAATGCTCCTGTAACTGTTACTGGCTTTTGCTCCACAGATACTTCAAATCCCTTAGGAGCCTTAACTTCAACTAATGTGTAGTTTCCTGCTGGAATACCCTCTGCCTTAGCGTAACCATTCGCATCTGTTGTTAATGTAGCAACTGTTAAACCATTTGCTCCACGTAATTCATAAACAGCACCTTCCATAGACTGTGCGTAATTATCATTACCCTCTGTCATTTCTGGCTTACTGTTCTTCTTTAAGATTTCTACTGACCCAACCATAGGCTCGTCTGTGAATGTTGTGAATGTCTGATACCAAGCATTACCTGATGAGTAAATCTTAACATTCTTAGTAGGCATACCACCGGCGTTTGCATAAGCAACGGCTGCGTTATACAATGCTCTACCCTCTACACCAATCTGACCTGCACGGTTTACATCACTTTCGATACGGTCTGCGATGTTGGACTGGGCACTACTGTATAACCACATTGCCATCTGTGTGACTGCCATACCACGACCACTGTGTTCACCGTGTTCAACGATGTAAGACAAGATAGCCATATCCCTTGTACCATACGTATGTGTGTAATTTAAAGTACCTGCATTAGATGATGATGAGATTGCTTGTGAGTAAGTTCCTCCTGCAACTGCATCTGACGCACTAAACACTTCATAAACTGTTAAGTCTGCTGAACCGTTGTTTCCACCGGCATGAGCACCATGGTCTAAACAGTACGCAGGTGTTCCGTCAATGTAGTAGTACTCTGTTTCTGCGTTTGCGTTTTGTAAAATTGTGTGACCTGTCATTGCTGATACACCATCATTTACCGCATATACAGTCTGTGTATGAGGTGTACCTGAGGCTGCACCTGTACGCACAACATTAGGCATAAGTAATGGCAAAGATACGACAAGCGTCAACATTTTCTTTACTAAATTTCTCATTCTTTTGTTCCCTTTCTTTTTCTTTGTAGTTTATATATCACGATTCTTATGAACCGTTGATACCTCTTTGAACCCTTAACTATTGATATATCTTGTATAGTTAAGGAGATTTATATGTTTATATTAAACTTTATGGGACCTACTCATGCGTTATCTGGTCTCGCTATTTATTTGCTTATTTTAGCAATTAATCCGTCTTTTATGACGAATACCGTCTTACAGAGCGTAGCAATTTCAACCATCTCTGCAGGAGCATTAGTAACAACAGGGCAAGCATTGGGTCCCGATATTGATAATCAGTCATCAACAATCGTTAATCTACTATGGCCAATAGGCTATATCGTGTCTACGATTATCCGTACAATATCGAGTTTTGTTTACTCTATTACTCGCACAAAAAGCGAGCCGATAGAATCTGACCCACATAGACAACTCACCCATACAATACCATATGCAATCATTTTAGGCGTAATTACTTACTTCCTTACATCTATACCTGGTGAAGTAACTATCTTTGATAAACAGTTCTCTATTGGTACATTAATTGGTTTAGGTATTATTCTATTCAGTACTCAACTTGCTTTTGCTGGTATATTCAGCAGAGTGTTCAAGAAGTACAAGAATAAGGGTGTTATTGGTAATATCTCAATTATGATAGTGTCTCTTATTATTACACTAAGTATTCTTTATACCTTACCATCAGGTCAATCATTTAGATGGCTTGCTGGCTGTGTAACGTTAGGACATATCATTCATATCCTTGGTGATACGATTACAACTGGTGGTACACCTATAACCTGGCCTCTTAAAATTAAAGGCAAACACTGGTGGATAACCCGTTTATCAAGTATGAAAACAGGTGGTTTCGGTGAATTCCTATTCCAGATTTTATTTATCTGTATCATCGTATTCAGCATAGCCCGACTAAGCGGCTTATTCTAAAATACGTAACAGGCAATTAAATGCCTGTTTTTCTTTGGTTTGGCGAGGCTTGTCAGAATTGAACTGACATTTACGATACCATCTGCCTCATAGAAGGCTCTTCGCCTTCTCGCACTACAACTTTGGTTAGTGCTGTCATGCTAAGTTTCTCTTAGACTTTAACTGGTCTCTTTTATTATTAGAGAGGAGGGGTGAGGTGATACCCCTCTATTCAGTATTATACAACTTTTTTGCTCCCTAAAGGTAAGTTTTTTCTTACTTACTACTGTTTATATCAACTTTTTTGAGTTTTTTGATACCGAAGGCACTTAGAACTGATGTTGCTACTAAGCCTAATACACCGAAGTCGTTAGTCGCTTCTTTACCTGCCTTCTTAAAGATATGGACATTGTCGCCGTTCGGGTTTGTTTCAGTGCGAACGTAAACGTAGCCTGCGATATCTCCATGAGGTTGAATGCCTTTATCGTTAGGTTTTAGTGTCTTACCACCTTCGTCTTGCCATGAAGTAATGACCTGACGGTAAACATGAGTGATTAACGCTTTTTCTGGTTCTGGAATACTTCTAATGTATTCATAGCCCGGAATTTGCTTTTCATTCTGCTGCCCACGCTCACGTTCTGCAATACGTGATAAATCTTCGTCTACATAATCAGTATGGAATACAGCGTAGATATGCTTTGTGTTTCCATGCTCATCTACCTCTGTACGACGGTAACTGTAATCCTTATGAGGTCTCTCTTTATGAGTTCCTTTATCAGTCGGATATACTTCTTCGCCTTCTTCTGTTACATAAGATGTTGTAACTGCCTTAAACTTATGGATTACATCACCTGTAGGTGTTGTTTCAGTTTCAACGAAGTAGTATTCTTTAATATCACCATGCTCTTTAATACCCTTAACTTTGTCTTTTAGACTTTCTTTCGTATCAATATCAATCCATGATGTAGTGTGCTGTCTGAATACATGTGTTACGTTTTCTAATGTATCTTCATCACTACGAACAAAACTATAACCATCAATGTCACCATGTTCTTTTGTAGTATCGTCAGTAACAGGTGTCTTTAATTCGTTACCGTCTTCATCTACCCACTTAGTTGTAACAGGTTTTAGACGATAGGCACGATTATAATGTATGGTTCTATCGACATTGATATCCTCAGGCTTGACTGGCTCTGTTGGTGCCTCACCAGGTGCTGTTGGTGCAACAGGTTCTGTAATTGTGTTTAATGTAGGAGCCTCAGGAGCAGTTGGTTCAGGCAATGCATCAGGTACTGGTGTATACTCTGGCTCGTCAGAAATCTTCTCATAATCAGGAGTTGGTGGTAATGGATAAGTGTCATCTGTAATCTTTTCAGGCTTTTCCTTAAACAAGATATTACGTGAGTTTAAGTCTAATCCCCCACCTGCACCACTCCAAGATGCTGTTAGTGTGTTCCCACTAAAGATACCAATAGTTTGTGCTAAAGGTGTTGAATTGTTGTTACCAACAGTCGTTGGGTCGCCAGGTATTTGACCGTGGTTAGCATTTGCATAGTGTTCGTCACCGAATGTCCACGCTGTCTTTTCGCCCATCTGCTGAACTCTAGCATAGCCATGTGTTCCTTCTTGCCATCCCTTAGCCTTATCGCTAGGTGTTATAGGTACAATAGAACTTACTTTATCGTTAGATGCAATACCAAGGTTTTCACCTGCTTCAATATCACCGATACCAAACATACGAACCAAGTTCATAGGCTGACCTGTAGCCTCATCGTAGAATTGATATGTTGCTCTTGCTCCATCCTCGAAACCACCCATAGAGCCGTCTTTCTTGAATGTGTAAACGCCACTCGCACGTGACTGGTGCCATTTACCTACTGTTACATGTGCAGAGATGGTCTTACCACTTTCAGTAGTACCAAGATTATGCAAGTCGAATTGTAAGAAGTTATCGACTACTTGACCTTGTGCTACCAACTTATAGTTATGACCGTACTGGTTATCATATTCTGATACACGACTGTCCTTATAAGTAACATTCATTGTAGTCTTATTAGTAATACCAATATCACCTAATGAATACTCATAACCAAGTTCTTTTAGTTTATCCTTATTATACATCGTAAATACGCCTGCATAATATTTACTAGGGTTGGCATTACCATAGTTATGGAAGTCCATTTGAGATGTATCAGGTGTTCCCATTACAGCAGATTGATTATTCGCAATCCACCAGTTCTTATACGCCACTGATTCACCCTTATCAGTATAACCGTAAGTCTCATCATACTTACCACGTAATTCAATACCCCTATCAGCGAAGTTAAGTAGAGATGGGTTATCAGCCATAAACTGTTCGTACTCACTAATCTTGCGTTCGTTTTCTTCAATCGCATCTGTACGTACCTGAACTGCTCTATCGTACTCGCTCTTCTTAGTAGCGTTACGTGCCTCTACCCCAGCCTTGTCAGCCAGATAAGCGTTCTTTTTATCTTCGTTTTCTTTCTTAATACGCTTAATGTCAGCAACGTTCTGGTTATAAGCAGCCAAGTCGTTGTCATACTGTGCCTTCTTGGCGTTGTATTCAGCGGTCTTACGCTCGTTCTCTGCCTTTAATTCTTCGTTACGTGCAATATCAGCATCGTACTGGGCTTTCTTTTCGTTATAGATACGAACCATCTCATCATAACTAATCTTGGCTGCCTTGTAATCCTCGACTGCCTTGGCATAATCAGCCATATCCTTAGCGTACTTAGTTCTAATAGCCTCTACTTCTTTAATAGCCTCTTTCATCGTAGCAACTTGGGTACGTAAGTCACCATCTTTTACAGGACTATCCTC